CGATGCTCGGCCCAGTGGGCGGCATCCCCCTCGCCGCGGAACTGGCTCTGCTCCCCACGCCCCGGGCCACTGACGGGGTCAACGGTGGCCCGGGGCAGCGTGGATCGGCCGGCGATCTGGCCATGCCCTCAGCGGTCCAGCCCGAGCACTGGGGCCGGTTCGCGGCCGCCGTCGCGCGCCACGCCGCCATCTTCGGCCCGCCCCCCGCCCCGACCGAGCCCAACCGCAACGGCGCCCCGCGCCTGGCACCCGCGTTCGCGGAGTGGTTGATGTGCGTCCCGGCCGGCCACGTGACCGACGCCCTGCCGCGCTCCCCGGCACTCAAGGCGATCGGTAACGGCGTCTGCCCGCCCCAGCTGGCCGCCGCGTGGAAGATACTCACCGCGCGACCATCACCACTTGACATGTCACTAGGTCAGCCGCTAGCGTCCCACAGCGTGACGACATCAACTACAGACACCGCGGCGGACGAGGTTCGCGAGCGTCAGGCCGCCGCTCGCGCCCGGGTCATCGAGGCCACCATCTCGCTCGGCGTGACCGTCGACCCGGTACTCATCCAGGCCGCCATGATGGAGCTGGCGCAGGTCTGGCGCGAGGACGCCGAGTACTTCGCGACGGCCAAGCGGCGCGGGTGGAAGTCCACGGCCGACCAGCTCACCCAGGCTGCGGCGCGGCTGGTCGGCTTTGCCCAGTCCCTCACCGCATCCAATATCGTGAGCACCGGGACGCTGGTCATCCCGGTGCCGATCGACGACCACCCCCCGCAGTGCGACTGTGGCCGACCGGAGTGCGCGGCGCTGAGCCTTCTCGCGGTCGCGCTCGATGTCCCCGCCGAGGCAGCGTTGGCCCCATCGCTGGGTAACGTGCACGATCTTGCCGAAGCCGTGACGACAGAGGCCGCCGCGACGTTTCAGGCGATGACCGGTATCTGCGTTCACCCCGAGGCCCAGCGCTCGACGCTCAAGTCCGGGGTGATCATGTGCACTCTGTGCGGCCAGGCCGTCGGGCAGGCCACGCCGGAGCGGCTCGCCGACCTCGTCCCGGGTGCGAGGCGCGGCCCGGTCATCACCGGCGACGCAACCCTGGACTACCTGTCCGGCGCGACCGACACGTACACCCCGACCGCCCCGACTCTCCGTTCGGCCGGACCCGGCGAGACGGTGCCGGCGGAGTTGACCGGGTCCGGCCCGATGTTTCCCGGCCAGGTCGGCTACCGGTCGGCCGAGCACGGCCGACCGCAGGCTCCGTGTTTCGAGTGCTACTCGATCGACGAGGATCCCCTACCCTGGTGCGACTGCACGCCGCAGGACGGCCAGCCCTGCAAGGGCCCGTGCCGCCTGCTCGCCCATGCCTGGACCTTCCACCCGCAGGGCTGCTCCCACAACGCTCGGACCGTCAACCCGGACCCGACGAAGTGCATGTACTGCCTCGCCGACCTGACGCAGGAGATCGCCATCATCACGCCGGCCGTCGACAACCCGTTCACCTCGCCCGCCGCCCCCGGCACGAACCGCGCCCCGGTCAAGCGGCTGACGTTCGGCGAGCTCGGCCCGCTGGTCGCCGCCACCTACCCGGTCCCCCGGGCGCACCTCTCGCACTCCTACGTCGAGAGCCTGTCGAAGTGCGGCCTGTCCGCCCTGCTCTCCGACGCGTCCAAGGCCGGCCACCTCGGGCCGCGGCGCCCGTCCTGGTCGCTCATCGGCGGCAACGCGCTGCACGCCGCGGTCGAGGCCATCGAGCGGGTGGCCATCAGCATCGGTGGCGCCGACCCGGCCACGGCCGCCCAGACACCCAACTGGGAGGAGTTCTGGGAGGAGGCGCTCACCCTGCAGGTCGCCGAGCTCAGCGCGTCCCTGGTTGGCACGCCCTACGCCAATGCCTCGACCTGGCATGTGGCCAACAAGGGGCTGGAGAACTACGACTGGTGGCGCGTGCAGGGCCTCGACATGGTCAAGAAGTACCTGGCCTTCCACGACACCGCCTGGCGCTCGCGGCACACCCTGCTGCAGGTCCCGGCCGACCCGACCGGCGTGAACACCGCGCGAGTCCCGGTGCTGGAGTTGCCGTTCACGGTCAAGGCCGGCTCCAGCGCGATCACGATGGAGGGTCGCATCGACGTGGCCTGGCTGGCCACCACCGAGGAGTACCCGACGGCGGCGCTCGAGGTGGTCGACGTCAAGGCCGGCAAGTCGCTGCCCGTCGACCACTTCCAGCTGGTCGAGTACGGAGACGTGCTGCGCAAGCACTTGCCGGTCAACTTCGGCCTGCCGATCGTGGGCCGCTACTACCGGGCGCGCCTGGGCACCTACACCCCGCCCGTCCCGCTGCCCGCCAAGCCGGGCCAGGACGAGATCGACTACCGCTACGCCGCGGCAGACCGGGCGATGCGGCACGCCGTCTTCGCCCCGCACGTGGACAACATGTGCTCGTCCTGCGGGTCCGTCGACTTCTGCCCAGCCCAGGCGATGCGAGATGCGTGAGGTGCCAGCGATCGGAGACAGCGGTCGCGTCTACCCCGTCCAGATCGCAGTCGAGGAAACCGTCAAGGGTCGGACCCGACACGGCTACGTCCTAATCCGCGTCGGGTCGAGCACGATCTGGCGACGGCTCACCCCGGAGCGGGCACGCGAGTTGTCCCACCTCCTGGCACAGGCGGCCACCGAAGCTCAAGCCGCTGATCAAATCGGTACACGAGACGGAGCGAGCGCGTCATGAGAACGCAGGAAGAGATCCTGGACCGGATCACGGTCAAGACCAACGGCGGAGACGATTTCTTCGGCTTCGCCCGCGAGGTGCTGATCATGGCCCTGGACTTCGAGCATGCCAGCGCGCGCGATCTCGTCGCGGCCGGCGTGACAGCGGACGAGTGGCCGAAGGCTACCGACGAGACCCTGACCGCCGAGGCCGCCGAGTACCTGGAGTTCGCGGTCGGCAAGATCGTTGGCCACCGCGGCATCTCAGCCAGTCGCAGCGTCGAGAAGCTGACCGAGTTCGCCTGGCTGCTCGGCCGCGACGACGTGGTGACCGCGATGGGGGAGGCCGACTACGCGCGGTACGGCGCCCCGCAGGTCAGGGCATTCGCCGACGGCATGGGCCTGCCCTGGCCGGTCGAGACCTACCCGCAGCTGGCCCGCATGGCCCAGGGGCTGCACTGCAACCCGGAGGGCTGCCTGTCCGGGTGTGGTGGGCGATGAGCGACCTGCCGCTGACCCACCAGATGTACGCCGTGGCCGACTTCAAGGACTACGAGACCGAGAGGTCGCTGACCGCCGAGCTCTCCGACGCCACCAACGTGATCACCTCCGTGATCCGACCTGCGGCATTCCTGCCGTTCGACCAGCCTCTGCACAACGTGGTGCTGGATCTCGACCTGTCGGCCACCCTGCTGCCGTCCAGCACGCCCGGGCACTTTCACCTGTTTATCGAGCGCCCGATGACCTGGGAGACCTACCTTAACCTGATCGACGCGATGGTGGCCGCCGGCCTGGTCGAGCCGGGCTACCGGGACGCGAGCGCAACCCGCGGACACACGGCCGTCCGCCTCCCGTGGATCAAGAAAGGTGACCCGTCGTCGTCATGACCCATCGCCAAACCCGCTGGCTGGCCAACGGACTGACGCTCGTGGCCCTCCTCGGCGCGGAGGTGCTGGCCCGCCCCTGGTGGCTGGCCGTCCCGCTCGTAGCGGTCATCGGTGCGGCCGGCATCGCCAACTTCGCCGAGGGGCGCATCGCCCACAACGACGCCGAAGCGCTCATGCGCGCCGACCCAGAGATCGGCGTCATCGATCCGCACTCCCGCTACACCCTGGCCGGACTGGGCGGCGTGTGGGCCGTCACCGGCATGTCCACCCGCAACGGTCACGCCGAGGTCACACTGATCCTGGCCGAGGAATGGGAGCGGCTGCGCGATGCCTCGTGAGCTGGCCGCCGTGATCGCACTGATCGTCACCGGCATCCTGATGTTCTACTGGCGCCGGCTTCGGGGGCGCTGGTGAGACGCGTACTGATCACCGGCAGCCGCCAATGGGTCGACGGACAGGCCATCATGACCGATCTGGACGGCGAGTATGACGTGGCCGGCGGCCCGAGCGGCCCGGGCTTCGTTGTGGTCCACGGTGGCGCGGTCGGAGCGGACCGGCTGGCGGGCATATGGGTGAAGTACCGACGCGACGCCGGCTTCCTCAATGTCTACGAGGAGATCTATCTTCCGGACTGGGAGGGCCAAGGCCGCAAGGCCGGCATCCTGCGCAACCTGGCCATGATCCGCGATAGCGCCGACGTATGCCTGGCCTATATCTACGACGGCAGCCGGGGCGCGACGCACTGTGCGACCGCGGCCCACGCCGCCGGCATCGAGACCCGCATCACTCGATTCGACTCCGCGTCATGAGCGACTGCCCGTTCTGCGCCATCTTCTCCGGCCTCAGCGTGGCCACGACGCGGATCGTCCGAGTCACCCGCTACGACATGATCCTGGAGCCACTCGACCCGGTCACCCCCGGCCATCTGATCGTCGTGCCGCGGCGCCACGTCGTCGACTTCGCGGCCGACCCGAACGTCTTCGCCGAGTTGGCCTGGGTGGCCGCCGCCCACGTGCGAGGCCTGGTCGAGCCGGGCGACTGGAACCTGATCACCTCGATGGGCCCGGCGGCCACGCGAACCGTCGAGCACCTGCACATCCATCTCATTCCGCGTCACCTCGGCGACGGACTCAACCTCCCATGGACGGAGAGATCACCATGACCAAAAAGGGCGGCGACGGACCGAATCCGGATCACGCGCGCGAAGACGAGAAGACGCGCCAGGACGTGGAGCGCGAACGCAAGAGCGGCCAGAGCGGGGACAAGAAGACCGGCGGAGATCGCTGAGTCACCACTTGACACGTCACTAGGTTTCGAAGTAGCGTCAAACACATCGTTAGAACACATCACCGAAAGATCGAAAGAGGAACGCGATGACCCAGTCCAACCCGTTCAGCAGTCCGGCCGCCCCGGGCGCGCCGGACCCGGCGCCCAGGCCGCGTGACCTGGTCGGGTGCCTGGTGGCCTACAGCCCCCGCGAGTTCACCGCGGCCGGCGCCCCCGGCAACGAGAAGGGGGTGGGGGAGGGCGCGAACGCCAGCCCGCCCCGCGACCGCGTGACCGCAGACCTGATCGTGCTGGCCACGCCCGGGGATCAGCCGATCGCGTTCGGCGGCTCCCCGGAATGGGAGCGCAAGCCCACGCCGCACTACCTCTCGGTCGGCGGGCCGGCCCGCTTCGACGGCGTCTGGGTCAACAACCAGACCATCGTCAAGGCCCTCGCGCCGGGCGGGCAGCCGCTGCTCGGTCAGCTCATCCTGGGCGTGATCGAGCGGTCGACGTTCGGCAACATGCCGTTCAACCTGGTAGCGGTCGACGGCACGCCGCAGATGGCGAAGGCCATCGAGATCTACACCGCGCTGAGTATGGGCGCCCTGGCGTACCGCACCCCGCAGCCCATCCCCGGCGCGCCCGTCCCACAGAAGGCCAACGCCACCCCGGCGGGCCCCATGCCGCCGGCCAACAGCGTCAACTACGGCTACCCGCCGTCCCCCGTCCCCACGCCGGCCCCGGTCATGCCCCCCATGCCGGGCATCCCGACGCCCCCCGGCCATCCCGCGCCGGCCGTGCCCCCAGCGTTCGACTTCGCCGCGTTCCAGGCCCAGCAGGCCCAGGCGGCGCTCGCCGCCGCCGGTCTCCAGCCCACCCCGGTGAGCCCCTGGGGCGCGGCGCTGCCGACCCAGATCCCGAAGCTGCAGGCGCAGGGCTGGACGGTCGAGACCTGGTCACAGCTCAATCCGGAGCAGGCCGCCCAGGTGCTCGCCACCGTGCCAGCGTTCTGATGGGCGAGGAGGAGAAGCGCCGCCAGGACGAGGAGATCCGGCGGCGGCTTCGCGAGCAGGAGCAGCGCGAACGGGACAACCGGATCCGGCGCGAGCTCGAGGAAGAGCTGCGGCGTCGCGAGCGCGACAAGGGGTAAGTAGGAGGCGCGCCCGGGGTCCGATGACTGGGCTCCGGACCCCGGGCGGCACAACGGTACGGGAAGGCAGAAGATGGCCAGCAAGGACAACGGCGACGCCGAGCGGATCCGTCGCGAGGCCGAGCGCGAGGCGCAGCGTCGCCGCGATGAGGACATCAGGCGGTACGCGGCCGAGAAGGCGGAGCAGATCAAGCGCCGCGAGATCGAGCGACGGGCACGTGAGGCAGAGGAAAAGCGACGCCGCGAAGGCAACTAGTTGAAGGTCAAGATGCAGACGCACGGGGGGATGGAGAGGATGAACGACATGCCGAGAACGATCGTTCTGCTCATCACACACCTGGCCATGCTGGGCGCGGGCGCCGGGCTGGCACTGGCCACCGTGCGCTCGCGTCGCCAGGCGCTGGTGGCTCACAAGGTCGCCCTGGACACGCACGAGATGTTCCTCAACGGCCGGGCCGACCAGCTACGTCGTGGCGCCTTCCTGGCCGAGTTGCCGCCGGTCGGCCGGCACCGACGCGCCGACCCGTCGACGAAGGCCGGCCGGCTGGTCCGCTCGAACCTGGATGAGGCGGTCGCGATTCTGGCCACCGACCGCGCCAAGCGCGAGCAGGAGCGGCGGGCGTTCGTCGACATCATGACGAACATCGCGCAGGCCAAGCGCTGGCATCAGGGCGCGGCGAGGGTCGCGTGAGCACCGACGCCCTGCGCCCGATCATCGCGGACATCCTCGCCGACCAGGGCTATGCGCTCGGTGCCGCGACGCTGCGCCAGCTGCACGCCGAGGAGGACAACCTTGACGACGAGGAGTTGGCCGAGCTCGAATGCCTGCGCTCAATCGTCGAGGGCATCGAGGACCTGCTCAACCACCTCGACGTCAATACGGGCAAGCGCGCCACGGCCGCTGAGTTCCGCGAGGATGTCGCGCGCTTGCTGTCCGGGGCCGGACTCTAGCGCCGGACCCTCGACCGATTGCGCGGGTGCCGCCCCGAGCCAGGGCTGGCACCCGCGTCCTTCATGATCTTGACGATGGTGGTCACCGACCCGTAGCCGCCAGCAGCCGCCAACTCGACGTAGGTCATGCCCCCCTCGGCGCCGCGCACGATGGCCGGCCCTAGCGCGACCTCCACCTCTTCGAGCGCCCCGATCAGCGCGCGGCGCAGGTCCCCCAGCTGGCCGAGCGCCATGCCGTCGCCGGCATTCATGGCGGCCCATCGGGTCATCTGGCGGTCGAGCCGCTTCATCGCGTCATCCATGGACACCATGGTCGGCATTCGACCGGTACCGCGTCAAACACCACCACTGTCAGATACCCGACAGTACTCCTGACCCTACCAAGTACCACGGCTGGCATTCGTCGGGTACACTGATACATAGCAAGGGAGAACTACAGACGATCCGGGGCTCCGCCCCGACCGAAGGCCCAGGAGATCAACCAGGCACGCGGTCGGCAAGCCAGAGAACCAGCCCGGGGAGACATTGAATCCGACGAACACAGTCGAAGCACCCGGTACGGGGTGAGCGGCGCCCAGGCCCCCTGCGGCCACGCGAGCGACGAGAAACCGTACTAGCCCGGTAGAGCCTCTGTGGTTCTCCCAAACCCGCTCTACCGGGCACGCGGAACAACCCGCCATAGCGATGGGAGTCGCCATGAAGATCTTCGCCTCAGTACTGCTGGACCACCCCGAGGGCACGGACGCGAATGGAAACATGATCGTCCTGGCCGCGGGCCTGGAACGGCAGCCCGTCGAGTGGCTTGACCCGTGGAACTGCGAACACCAGGAAACGATGTGCTCCGAGTGCGTCGAATCCTGGAACCAGGACTACGAGATCCGGCTACCCGACGGCATCGAGGAGTGATCACCGGAGCGAGAGGGGGCCCGGCCCCGGCGCCCAGGTTCAAGCCCTGGCGCTCCACGGGAAGCAGCACCATCGCCGAACAGCTTGGGTGAGCGAGCTAGATCGCCGCCGCGTCCCGTCTCGCGTAACACGGGCGTTGCCAGGGGCGTACGTAACTGCCCAAGGGAAACCGATCCCGCCGAGTGAGCAGGGGATGGCGCAGGGCCCGCGGCCCGGGTCACGGACTAGCGGCAACCGGGAGCGAGCCCCGGCGTGACACGCAGCAACATCGCTGCCATGAGTGTTGGGAGACACCATGAGCGAGACCGAAAAGATCTACCCGCCACTGTTCAGCTCGCCCCGCCGCGTACCGCAAGCCGGGACATGGGAGGGCCAGATCCCGACCGACCAGCTGTGGCTCTACCTGCGCAGCGTCGAGGTCGCCCACTGCCACGAAAGCATGGGTGATTCCGACGCGTGGGGGAAGTTGCTCTGGATCTCGGAGAGCCCTGCCCAGGGCTGGGATGTCTGGCTGGGGTGCGACCGGGAGTGCAAGCTCCAGTCGTGCTTCGGTGAGACCACGTACGAGGTACGGATGGTCTGATCAAGCCGGCGAGCACCTCAGAGAAGGACTCGCCGGCACAATGCACCATCTGGTGCAGGTCGGTCACGAGTGTTGGGAGACACCATGACCAAGCTCCAAAACGAACTTCGCGAGTTCCGTCGTCTGTGGCTGTTCGTCACGGTCGTCACGTGGCTGCTGGTAGCGGCCACGGTGACCTTGAACGTGATGCATGCCCCCGGCGGCGTTATCGCGCACTCGATCGGTGGCTCCGCCCCGGTCCTCATGTTCGTCTGCGTCGAGTTCATCGCCCGGATCCCGGGGACCTCGCCGTGGTTGACGGCCGGTCGGATCAGCGCCTCGGTCGTAGTTGCTGGAATTTGTTTCGGCATCTCCTGGCAACAGCAGGTCAACTTTATGCTCAGCGTCGGTTACCAGGGGTGGACGGTCTACGCCTACCCGGTGATGATCGACGGTGTGACGTTGGTGGCCGTGCTGTCGCTGGTCGAGGTGACGCGCAAGGTCCGGTCGCTGCGCGCCGCGCTCGCTGATCTGGCCGACTCGTCCGCCCCGGTGGTGCGCCCCGTGACGCCGGCCGAGACAGCTGCGGAGCAGGCCGGCCGTGAGTACCGGGAGAGCCTCGCCCGGGCGCGCAGTGACGCCGCCGCGGGCACGCTGATCCGGAAGCCGTTCGAACTGACACCGGTGACGGACGCCGCGTAGTTCGGTCCCCACTCCCAAAGAGGCCCAGACCTTCACCGGTCTGGGCCTCTTTTTTTGTGCCCAGGTCAGGCGGCGCTGACCGCCGCGCCGTTGTGGTCGTACCGGTTGTCGCCCCAGATGGGCAGGCCTGCACACGCGTCGGTCATGCCGTGGGCCGCCCCGCCGGGCTGGCCCTTGGCGATGAACCGGTTGCCGGTGACCTCCCAGCCGGCCTTCCCGTTCTCCGGGCAGTACAGCGTGTAGGCCCCGCCACCGAGGAAGTTGCCGCGGACCTTCCAGTTCCGGTTGCGGTCCGGGTTGGTGATGATCGCCGAGGTGATCGCGCCCTGCAGCAGGGTGTTGCCCTCGATGATCACGTTGTCGCCGCCCTGCGACTGGATGCCGTCCCCGTGCGGATCGCCCGGGCCGTCCTCGCTGCCGGAGATCATCGAGCGCCGCACAGTGGTGTTCTCGTTGAGCTCGAAGCCGTTCTCGCAGCCGTAGGTGCGGATCCGGTTCATCACCGCGTTGGAGATCCAGAACCCATGCCCGCGGGCGACGTCGCAGTAGGACGTGGCGTCCTCGATCAGGATGGAGCCGGCGCCTTCATGATGGATGTTGCCGGTCGCGCAGGACCCGCCGGCCGGCGGGTGCACCTTCAGCCGGCGCAGGGTGACCGGCGCCGAGGTGGCGATCTCGACACACCCGATGACCTCGAGGTCCTGCCACGTCCCGCCCGCCCGGATGGTCAGGTTGCCGTTGATCGGCGTCAGCGCCGTACCTGCCGGCACGCCGGTGTTCGACTCGTTCGGGTAGCCGCACTCAGCCAGGCGCGTCCGGCAGCCGAGCGGGAAGGCCGATGGGGGAACGGATGAAGTTGGTGTCGCCGTCGGTGAGGTCGAACTCGATGGTGTTGGCGTCGGATTTGAGCTCGATGGCGACGGAGTCACTGACGGGCTTGCCGTTGGCGTCGAGCTGGGTGACGCGGAGGGTGCGGTGCCACATGACCATGAACCTCCGGGCGAGACGATGAGCGATGCTCCGGCCGGGCACAGAACCTGTTGCGGGTCTGCCTGGGCCGCGGCGAGCGCTCCGCCCACCGGCAGACCTATCACCGCGCCGACCAGCAGGCTGGCGGCCGTCGCGACCAGAGCGCGCTTTCTGTCAGATGTCATGCATCCGACCGTACCGGAACCTAGTGAGGGGTCAAACGCTCCGGCGCGAACTCTCCGGCGGCCACGCCCGCCGTGAAGGCGTTCCACTCCGCCAGGGTGAAGCGCAGCCAGGGGCCAGCCCGGTCGCGACTGTTACGGACGTGCACCTCGGCGAGCTGCGTGTTCAGCGCCACCTCGACGCAGTTGGCCGATTCGGACGAATGGCTCGACTTGACCCAGATCACCGCGGCAGCCATGGCGGCGTCAGGCGTTCGGCATCAGTAAAGCTGGGCGTACCGATCCCGGTCGTCGTGGACGCGGCCATACACTTCAGCACGGCCAGCACCACCCCGCCGCCGAAGAACGCGGGGACGGTCCACCAGGGCATGGACACCGCCGGCAGCGTCCCGCCGCCCCAGGCCAACAGCGCGGCCTCGGCGCCGGTGCTCAGCGCCCGCTCGGCGGTGGCTCTCCAGAATGCTCTGGTCAGGATCATGATGCTCTCCGATGCCTGGCGGCGGTGACCTCGGCCATCGCGTTGTCACTTCGATAGGTAGACGGACGCCTTGCCGGTTCGCCGTGCCAGCGCACATGCCCGGCCAGCTCGTCGGCCAACCTGGCCTGCTCATCCTGGACGGCGGTGAGCTTGTCCATGAGGCTGGGGATGGGGGGGCGGGCATGCTCGTCGCCGAGCAGCTGGTCGAGCAGGCGGTTGAACTTCCGGTTGGTGCTCCACATCCGGCGACCCCATCTTCCGACCAGGCCCGCCGCGGCGAGCACGGCGGTCAGACCAAGGCAGAACGTCACCAGTTGCTGCCACCAGGTCATCATGCCGCCACTTCGGATGTGATGCTGGCCGGCGGCTGAGTCCAGGCCACCGGCGGTCGCCTATGAGTCTTCGGCGCGCTCGGCGCCCTCGAACGCGGCCTGCACGAGCTCGTCGTGGGTCGGGCCAGCCCCGGCGCCGGGCGTGGAGGCGACAACCTTCGCGTCGGCGGCTCGGCTCCGGTCCCGGTCGGCGTAGAACTCGGCCGGCGAGAACTCGATGCCGTACGCAGACAGGTCCTCGACCTCGAGGAACGGAACGCCTGCGCCGCGCATCTCCGCGACGGCGGTCGGGCTGCCCTGGTAGGTGCGGTACGCGCCGTTGTACACATACACGGCGTCGGAGCCGGTGGCTTTGATCAGCAGCATGTCAGGGATACCTCTCTCCACAGTGGACCCGTCGCCGGGGAACACGCCGCCCGGATCGCCGCCCGGGCCGAACCATTGGCCGAAGTTGGCCACGTCGGTGGTGTTGATGTCGCAGTCCGCTCCACCACCGACCGTGACGCCGTTCTGGACCTGCCGGATCGCGGCGCGCGGATCCCACAGCGTCGGCTCGCCGGACCAGGCGCGGGTCTGCCAACCCCATACCGCGGACCCGTTGTCGAGGCAGCGCTTCACGACCCAGTAGCCGCCGTACACCCCGACCCGAGATGCGCCGATGACGCTCGCGCAGCCGCCCAGGTAGGCGTCGATCGCGCCCTGCTGGCCGGCCGTCGCGTCGAAGTCGACGGAGAAGTAGATCGGCGCGTCCGGGTCGCCGCCGCACGCCAGGTGTTGCCGCTGCCCCTCGGTGGCGTCCCGCACGCCCTGGCCGTACCCGTTCAGCGCGGCGTCGATCGCGTACTCCCAGTTGCTCACGACGTCGACGTTGTGGGCCAGATACGTGTCGGCCTCCTTGCGGGTCAGGTTCTTGCCACTGGCGTCGTAGGACAGGTACCGAAGGACGAACGTGAAACCGCCAGCCAGGATCGCGTCCACACCAGGGCGGGACCAGGCGAAGTCGAGGCCACATCTCATGATCGGAGGCTACCATCAGTGCGTGAGAAGTCACTAGCCCCGTTGCAGCTTCAGCGCGTGCTCCCAGGCTTCTAGCCAGCGCCATGCCGACGCCTCGTAGGTCAGGTCGTGTTCGAGCACCGCGGCGCGGCCAGCCGCTGACTGCTCGACGCGCCAGGCCCGGTCACTCGCCGCCCGCTTCCCCAGCCGGTACCAGTCGCGTGGACCCTTGGCCAGCACCCCGACCCGGGTCAGCGCAGCCAGCCGTCGGTACTCAGCGCGCGGCGAGCCGATCCACGGCACTCCACAGGCCATGTACTCCAGCGGCTTCAGCCAGCTCTTGGCCGCGTTGAAGTCGGTGTCGGCGAGGGGCGCGAGGCCGACCCCCAGGGTGGCCACCGCCCGCGGCCAGTCCGCGAAGCCGACGTCGCCGACGGTTTCCGCCTCGTCCACGCCGAGTGCCCGCGCCAGACCGCCGTCGCCGCGCTGGCGGTGGTAGTCCGGGCCGACGCCCCAGTACTCGACGCCCTCGCGCACAAGCCGCTGGACGGCCGGGCCCAGCGGCAGCAGGTCGACCGGATGGGAGTGGATGGACCCGGCCCACCCGATCGTCGCCGAGTCGACATGCGCCACGTCCAGGTAGGCCGCCGGCACCCGGTTCTCCAGCACGACGCCGCGCCCGTGCGAGGCGTACGTCTTGAGCAGCGGCGGCGACGAGACGGTGACCAGGGTGGCGTCCAGGCAGGCCTGGTGGGCGTTGCGCCAGTTGTGCAGAGGGCTGCCGGTCTTGACCTGGAACCCCAGAAACGCCGGGTTGTTGGGGTCGATCTTCGTCAGGTCGTCGTCCATGTCGACCACGACGGCCACCCCGGCCGCGCGCAGCTGGGGGATGGCCTGGGCCAGGGTGTTCATGGCGACACGCTGCAGCACGATGACGTCGGCGTCGGGCGGGTACTTCAGGTTGACCAGCCGGCCGGTACGGGTGTCCACCTCGCCGCCGATCCCGACCCGGTCCGAGGGCATGACGAGCCGGACGTCAGCGCCGAGGGCCTTCGCGGCGGCCGCGGGGAAGGCGAGACGATAGAAACCCGCAGCCGAACGGATCGGCGGGGTAGACGTAGACGATCACTGCGGCTCACCCGCGGCGACACGCGGTACCTTCCCGGGACACCGGGATTGATCGCAGCCCTCGGCGCAGCATATCTCCGACCCGTCGCCGGTGTATTCCTCGATGTCGTGGAACATCCAGAGGTGGCCGCAGGCGCAGCGACCCCACGGGTTCGTCGAGTCGCAACCGGCGTAGGGATCGATCACGGTTGGCGCAGCTTCCGATACGCGCGCCATAGGGCCATTCGAGCGAAGAACCTAGTTCGGCGGAATCCGTTCACGAGCAGCCGGGCGCTACCATCGGCCGGGTAGATCGCAAAGTACCAGCCGCCGGGCTGACGATAGAACTCGACGTCAACGTTCATCGCCAAGCACCCGCCCGGCGGTGGCCAGGTCGTCCAGCGCATTTCCATCGGAATCGGCACTCCGGGCGCGGCCTCTGTATGCCGACGGTCACCAAGTGCGTGACCGCACACGCAGTTCCCCGCGCCAGACTGGACGTCCCGCGCATATACGTGCGGCTTGCCGTATTGACCCGGGCCCGGTCCGAGGCTTCCCTCAGCGCCGGGCACCTCATAACGCTCGCTCATACCGCGTCCCCCCTGGTTGGCAAACCGGACGTGTTCTGAGCCACCCCGTCGAGTGAGCGGTGGCGCCAGAGCCATGTCTTCCGGACCAGATGCCCGATCCTCGCGCCGGCCGCCATGCAGCCGAGGGTGAAGTACCGGTCCTCGCCGGAGTTGGTGTCGTGGCCGCGATCGAGCGCCTGAAATCCGACCTGCTGGGCCAGCTCGGTGCGCACGAACACCGTGATCGTGGTCTCGATCGGATCGTCGGGGTTCCATGGGTTGAGGTAGTGCGTCATCGGGAAGACCGGGTCGTCTTCGAGGACGCGTCGCTGGCCGCCGCCGAAGTCCTGCAGCACCTTGAACCAGGAGTAGACGAAGTCGAGCTCGTGCTCTTGGGCGTAGTGCAGCATCCGGGCCAGGTGCTTGGGCAGGAAGAGGTCGTCTGAGTCGAGGAAGGCCACCCAATCGGTCCGGGCCTGCATGAGCGCCTTTTGTCGCGTCGGCGCCGCTCCCTCGCCGTCGAGGTCGATGGCGACGCAATGTGCGTCGGGCAGCAGCGTCTGTGCGTGGACACTCTGCAGGCACTCGGCGAACAGCCCGTTGCGGATCCGACCAGGGTGGACCGGGGTGACGACGCTGATCGTCTCGCGGGGCATGGCGCGAGACTAGCCAAGATCCTAGTGACACGTCAAGTAGACTTGACGGCATGCTCGCTGGCGGATGTCGAGGTTGTGTACAGACCTACAGTGGCCCGGTGATGCCGATCCTGATCATGGCCGCCGGACTGATTCTGGGCGCCTGGTTGCTGGTCAAGCCACCGAAGATCACGCGCTGGTTCAGCCGCCGAGCCGAGATCGAAGACGCCAACCCGGACCGGCCGCCGCTGTCGAAGATCAAGCACCGCCGGTACCGGTTTGACGATCAGGGGCGGATCATCGGCCACGATGACGACTAGACCCCCCTCGGTCGGCTCATGGCGCCACCATGGCCTCGACGGTGATCCCCTCGAACAGCCCCGGCCGCCATGATGCTACCCAGTCCAGCGGCTTGCGCGCGGTCGCGAACACTCCGGGCGCCTGCGGGTCGGGGACGACCTCGCAGTCGTCCAGGCCGCACGCGTCGAGGATGTGACGCATCGCCTCGGCCGTGTACCGCCAGGTGTCGATCGGGTATGGGTGGTAGGGGAAGCCGGGACTGCGCGTGGTGAGGACCAGCAGGCCGGCGCGCGCGACAACGTTCACGAGCTGCACGATCGTCGACTGCCAGTCGACGACGTGCTCAAGCATCTCGGTGCTGATGACCAGGTCGCGGGGCGCGAACCGCTCCGTGAGGTCGGCGGCCTCGCAAACGACGTCCACGCCGGGGCCCGCGGACTGGTCCACGCCGACGTAGCTGGCTGGCTCCAGCGCCATGACGATGGGACGCACGGAGCCGTTGACGTCGTACGACCCGACCTCCAGCACGTCGAGGCCCTTGACGTCGTCAGAGGTCAGCCGCTCGGCCACCCAGGCCAGCACAGACTCATGCATCGATGCTCCACTTCTCCCTGAACCATTGGTCCGTGAGCAGCCAGTCCTGATGGCTGGCTTCGTCTTTGAAGCCGAGCGCGGTGTGATGGTGCGTTTGCACGTCCACCACGACGGCGGCCCCGGCTTCCATGCTGATGTCGCAGTCGTAGCCGTGGAAGCCGGGTCGCGGGTCGAACTCGACGCTCCGAATCGCCAGCGGCGAGAACGCCAGCACGCAGCCGTCCAGGACCTCGACCGACCCGGCCCGTACGCCAAAGTCGACCACTGTAGTCTCCGCCTGGACGCGGCCGATCGGGTCGGCATTCCACCAGGCCAGCCCCTGACGCGCCGAACCGCCGGCCACCCCGGCGATCTGCGCTCCGCCTTCGCCGAGCGCCGCTACGAACTTGGCCACGTGCTCGGGGTCGATGATCTCAAGATCGTCGTGCTGGAGGATCAGCATGTCGAAATCGGCGATCGCGGCCCACGACAGCATCGCGTTGTACGCCTGCCCGATCGAGGTCTGGCCGCTCAGCCCGAGCACGGGGGCATCTCCGACGTGGGGCAGCACGTACCGGTTGAACCGGTCCCAGGACCCGACGCAGCAGCCATAGCCGACGCGCACGCTCATGCCCGGACGCCGCGCTTGCGCGCACTCTCCAGCTCGGCGGCCACGGCGGCCAGCGCCTGCTCCGGCGCGATGGCGCCAGCGTGTCGCAGGACCGCATCCGGCACGTGATGGCGCGATCTCCAGTCGGCCTCGATCTTGTCGTATTGCTTCTCCAGCACGACGTTGCGCGCGTCCAGGCCGGTGATGACCAGCGCGCCGTACGGCGTCACATCGACCAGGCGCAGGGTCAGGTCCGGGCGATACTTGGCCAGGATCGTCGCGAGCTTGAACACGTCGCCGGTCCAATCGCCTGGCGGGCGGACGCGCCAGGCCATGTCCTGGCTGGTCGGCAACACGTGGGGGACGACGACCACGGCGCCGGGGCGAGCATGCCGCTCGACATGCACCAGGTCGCGGAGCGCCTCTTCGAAGAGGCGCGAGGCGATGACCGCGAAGCCGATCGGGTGCCGCTCGCAGGACTCACAACCGAAGTACTCGTCGACGGCCTGCGTGCAGACGCGCTGGTTGCCGTGCCGGTTGTCCGCCGCGATGTTCGCTGTCGGGCTGATCGCTATGGCCATCCCGGCCCGGTGCGCCAGTGCCAGCATCGTGCCGGCCTCGGTACCGGTTTCCAGGTACACCTCGGGCTGAATCAGGTCATGCAGGCGCGTCAGAAACTGGACCATACCCATGGATGGCGAGGGCAGTGGCTTCATGGTCGTGACGGTATCACGACCGCTTGACGTGTCACCAGGTCCGGCCCTAGGCTCGACGGCGATCAGGGATGCAGAAGCTCTGACCAGCCCCGGCCGTGCTGTTTCAGCTGCGGTCGGGGCGTACCAGAATTACCAGGGCCGCCAGCCGTCGTACTTGTCCACAAAGCGCTGAGAGTCGACGGCGACCTGAGCGGCCATGTGCCCGGTCCAGCCGTCCGGCACGAGGTTGGGCACGGGATGGCTGCCGATCAGCACCATCCCGCCGGCCCCGCGGGCCTGGATGTCCAGGTCGGTGTCGCCCCACCAGTATTCGAACCGCTCGTCAGCGCGCACCGGGCTGACCGGGTCGAGGATCCAGGCCCACCCCGGCATGCGCCCGGCCAGGTCGCTGTCGCGCTCGCGCTTCACCCTCGGCGGGCCGGCGAAGCTGAACATGGCCGGCGCCGAGGCGCCGGCCGCCGCGCCGGTCTCGACCATGGCCGCCGTCACCGCGTCGAACCAGCCGGGTAGCGGCGGTGCGTCGTCACAGAGCACGGCGATGAACGGCCGCCCCTTCTCCGCTCCGATGCGCGCCTCATGCACGTCGATGGCGCGATCGATACCCAGGTTCCACATGCGCGAGAGGTTGGGTGGCTGGTCGGGAACGCGGATCACCACGGTGACCCACCCGGCGCCGTGCAGCGCCTCGGCGTCCACGGGCGGCGTGCTGGCGTTGTCGATGACGATGACCATGTCGACCTGCGGTCCGATGGCGCGCCAGGTTCGACAGAGCATCTCGGGCCGGCTGTGGGCCAGGATCACGGCGAAACAGTTCATGTCATCGCCGGCAGGACTCGGAACAGCCACAACTCGACGATCATGCCGACGCCGACACCGCTGTTCTGAAATGCGTCAACCGTGATGATGTCGCCGGGCCCGAGCGTACGGGTTCCCGAAACGCCGATGAAATCTTCTCCTGGATCAAGAGAGGACCGGACGAACCGAACCCCATTGATGAGAATTGTGGCGAAGTTACGCGTTCCCGTTCCAGTCATCTCCACGCTGGCCGTCATCGTGTAGATCCCGCCCAGGTCAGCTGGGATGACGACGTTCGCGGTCGGGGTGGCCCCCAGGAAGCCGGACGTGTCGAACAACTCCAGGTCCCAGATCACCACCGTGGCGGCCCCATTGGGCAATGACTGCACAGACAGTGCGCGGGCGACGTGTGCTCCGATCGGCGTAGCCACGGTGATGATGCCCACGATGAAGTTGGCGCTGGGTGGAACGATGTCGACGTAGACCCGCTGGCCAACCTCGAGACGCTCGAGCATGGAGGTCATGGAGATCGGCTCGGTATCGCCGTCCAGGGTCGCCATGAGAGGGCTGGTGGACGTCACGGTGGCCGGCCTGCGGGTCCAGGTCAGCCCGAGGCGCTGGGCGTTGTCCTGGACAGCCTGGACGGTGGCCTGGGCATCGGCGCTGGGCGTGGTCATGCGCCGGCCCGCAGGTATGAGCGGCGCATCGTGTGGGTCATGGGTGCTCCGGGCTCCAGCGGCATGGACCAGGCGAGCTCCAGCCAGTTCTCGCTCTGCCAGCGGATCACGTTGTACCCGTCGTGACGCGGGTCGGCTGGCGTGGACAGCGCGACCTGCTCGAAGATGGCCTGACGCTGTACCAGCCCGTTGGCCACGGCCTGCGCCTGGGTGTCGTCGGACAGCTGCAGGTCGAGCACCTTGGTGATGGCGAAGCCTCGATTGGCCACCGAGTTGGGCGCATTGACCGGGACTGTGGCCACCCCCACCACCGGAGCGGTCGTCGGGGCGTTGTTGGAGATCACAACGATCGTATTCGGTGCGGACAATAGATCGTTAGTGCGTAGGATGTCGTCGCGGATGACCCGGTACCCGGCGTCCATGTCGATATCGGGTACCGCGGCTGCGGGGTCGAAGGTGCGCACGAAGCGCAGCACTCCATTGTTGTCGAACCATGGTGACCAGTAGTCGCCGGCCACGGAGAGCGCGTCGAGGATCTGACCCCGGCTCACCCCGATGCCCCAGGAGTCGGCCGAGGTGAACGTGCACGGCTCCACGTCGAACACCACCGGCAGCTCGCCGAGCAGGTCGACCAGCACGCTGACCACGCCGCGTCCCACCCCGGAGATGCCTCGCAGGATGGCCTGGTCGACCAGGAACATCTCGTCGGTGAGCTGCGGGTCGGAGAGGACGCCAGAGGTGTACTGGCGTAGCGAGTCGTCGACGAACTGGTACCGCCCGAGCGGCCAGTCCCCGTCCGGGCGGTCCGGGTTGCGCGCGCCCGGGATGGTCATGAAGACGTCGATGCGGTCGGTCACGGTGTTGACCGCGGCGGTATCGGCCTTGCCCAGCTTCAGGTTGAGGGAACGCTTCGTGGTGCGGCTGGTGTCATGGGACAGGGTGCCGGTGCGGATGGGATGAATGTCGCCAAGCACCTCGCCAGACACCCCATCGAACAGGGCGAAACGGTACGTGTAGGTCATCTGCCCGACGGCAGCCGACAGGTCCAGCGCCGGGTTGGCCGGCAGGGTCGTCAACGCCCGGCCGCCCGGCCACGCCGACCCGACGCCAGGAGTGGCCAAGGGGTTGGTCATGGGTCCACCGGGTACGCGGTGCGGGTCGTCTCGGTGACCGCGAGGCTGGCCATGTAGTTCTGGGCGTTGTTGCGTGCGTTGACGCCGTTCACGCGCACGTTGGAGAACCAGCGGTTGCCGCGGTCGTCGCGGACGCAGACGTAGGGCAGTTGCGCCCAGGCCAGGTCGCGGATGTCGGCGGCATCAGCGAGGCTGGGCAGGGCGATCGCGCCAGCCTGCAGGAGCACCTGCCGGCTGAACTCCTCCAAGCCACGCTCCGTGCCGTGGAAGGCGATCGAGCCGTCCCGGCCGTACATGGGCTGGAAGGTGACCATGTCGGACTCGGGCAGGTCGAAGCTCTCATTGGGCGTGTTGTCCCACTGCATGACGTAAGCGGCGTTGTCGGCGCCGGTCTGGTCAGAGTTCGACGTGAAGATCAGCACGCCATCTTGGCTGCCGCAGCCGCCGGTCACGCCGGGGGCCGGCGGCGCGCCGGACACATAGGTGGACCAGGACCCGGCGAAGTTGAGCACGTTCAGCGTGCGTATCCGGTAGACCGCGGTGACGCCCACACGGGCCTCGTAATCGCGGAAGCTGGTGCCGGACGCCGTGGTCGACAGCATGATCGTCGCGAAGTCGCCGCCGGTGACCGCGTCCCAGCGCTGCAACTCGTAAGCGCCGAACCCGGATACAGGCAGAGCGGTCTGGGCCGACCAGGACACCTGGTGGTAGCCGATGCCGGTGGGGATGCAGCAGGGCGTCGAACCGCACAGGGCGCCGATGCCCGACACGGGCTGGGTGAGCTGTGACAGCGCCAGGCCGGTGACGGTGGGCGGATCCTGGCTGAAGATGAGCACCGCGTCGCTACCGGCGTCCGCGGTCGCACCGGTAACCCAAGGCGTGGAGACGCCTTGGGGCATCCAGGTGAGCTCCACGGTGTCGCCGGCCGGCGGCTGGTAGGTGGCCGTGCCGAGACGGTCGGCGGTCGGCACCTGGTTGTAGAGGTTGCCGCCGATGCCCGAGACCGCGGGCGCGCTGGCACCGAGGATTTCCCATCGGTTGCCTGACGTCTCGGACGTGGCCGACCAGGTCCAGCCCGGATTGCCGGCGACCGCGCCCATGGATGGCGGGGTGGCGAAGCGGAGGGTGATCTCTTTCCAGCCGTCCAGGATCTCGGTGAGGGCGTCGAAGTCGGCCACGGTGATCGAGGCAGTTGAACCGGCCAGCACGCCGACCCCGGTCAGGGTCAGGGGGATGGTCGTGTCGCCGAAGCGGCGGGCGTAGTAGCGCACCTGCGGGTAGGTGGCGGCCACGCCGGAGATGTCGTCGTAGATCTCCTGGGTGGCCGTGTTGACGCCGTACACCTGGGCGGCGACCTGGCGGCCGTAGACGTGCGGCTCGGTCAGTGTGCCGCCGCTGGCGTGCAGGGAGAGTTGCGGCAGGGTGTGCGTGACCTTGCTGGTGAACACGTCGCCGATGCGCTCGATCAGCGGGAACGGAAGGTCGAGCTCGACGCCGGGGTGCGGCGGGATCTGGTACAACTCGAGGACAGCGTTCAGGTCCGGGTAATCCGAGGTGTTCTGGCTCTGCGAGTCGTTCAGGTTTCCGACGTCGGCCGATGCGAGCGTCAGCACGTAATTGCCGGCGGCCAGGACGGGCGTGAGGTTGCCGGCGGTGTCGTGCATGACGATCTGGTTCGCGCCGAGCACCGACTCCGCCCCGAAGGACGCGCTGGCAAACGTCGTACCGAACTGCGTGGCGCCGACCGCGAGGCGCTTCTCTTCGCAGTAGATGACCTCGAACGCGACATAGTAGACATAGCACGTTGAGTTGGCCGTGGTGCCCCGATTGGTTCCGGTGTCGAGACGCATGAACAGCTGGGTCGCCGTCGCGTCCAGCCGGACCAGTTGGGCGTACGTCCAAGGCAGACGGTCCGCGATCGTGGCCGGGCTGTTGGCCGTCCAGAACTGGTTGATCTCCCCGGTCGGCTTGCGGTCGATAACGAGGTTGTCGGTGAGCCGGCCGAACAGCGCGCGAGGGTTGGTCGTCGAGCCGATGGTCGCCGTCGTGGTCATCAGGATCTGCGACGTGTTGACGGTCCTGGTCGGCCCCACGATGTCATCGCTGGCGCTGACGCCGATCAGGAAGTTCAGGCCGAGAATCCGCTTACCGTTGAGGACCGGGTAGCTGCTCATGGCGAAGTTCATCGCCAGCCCGGCGTTGGGCTGGGAGCAGTCCAGGCTGATGCCTGACGAGGTCGACTGGGTCAGCAGCGCCTCAATGGCCGTGGCCGCCCCACTGACGGTGCCGTTGGTGACCGTGCAGGCGTTGCATGGCACCAGCAGACTCGACACGGGGCCGGACTGGTCCTCGGTGCCCGAGGCGTAGACCGCGGCCATGAATGTCTGGCCGCGGTCGCTGGCGGTGCGCAGTTCGTTGATGTAGAAGCGGGCGTTGGTGATCTGACGCGAGGTGGCCAGCGTGAAGCCGTGGCCGAGCTCCACCGAGTTGACGGCCGGGCTGAAGACGGCATCGCGATCGCGGATCGGCACCCACTCTTCGCCGAGGATGTAGGGCTGGTGCGGGTTGTAGTTCCCCATCAGGCAGTCCTCACCGCGAGTCCGATGTTGCGGCGCCGCAGGGCCGCGAGTACCCCATCGCCGGCTGCGGCGCCGATGCGGCGCGCGTCGTCGGAGGTGGCCGACCCGTTGATGTTCACGTTGATCGTAATGCCACCGGTGCCCATCGCCGCCGGAGCGGCCCCGTTCCCGCTGGGCACGATGGGGCTGATCAGACCCTGCAGGTCGGCCATCCCGGCCTGGACGCCCTCGGCGATGCCGGCGGGAATCTGCGCGCCGACCTGCTGGGCGAAGACGGTGGACGGCGAGGCGATGCCCAGGATCTTCTTGGCCGCCCCGACCGTGTTGTCGTAGACGAAGCCGGTGACCTTGTTCCAGAGCCAGGAACCCATGCTCTGAATGCCGGACCAGATGCCGCCGACGAGATCCTTGCCGGCCTGGATCATGCCACCGACCGCGCTGGCGAGCGCGTCGAAGAACCGCCCGGGCAGGCTCTGCACGTAGGCGACGACGGCGCCGATCCGCTCGAGCAACTCGTCCCGCAACTCGGTGCCGGCCAGCACCGCCCAGGTCGGCAGCTTGGCGAAGAAATCGCCGATGCCGACGAAAAAGTCGACCACCGCGTGCCAGGCGTCGACGGTCCAGCCAACGATGGCATGCCCGACAGCCGCCCAGTCGATCATCTCCAGCGCCCGACCAACCTCGCCGATGGCCCGGGCCATGTAGTTCAGGACCGGCGTCAGCGGCGTCAGGACGACCGCGAGCAGCCGGATGATCGGGATGGCCAGTTGGGCGAGGACGCCGATGAACTCGGCCAGTACGGGTAGAACTGGCGCAAGGGCGACGACCAGTTCTCCGATGGCCTCCCCGAGCGGCACCAGGGAAGGTCCGAGAGCGTCAAGAACCGGCCCGAGTGCGTCAAGAATCGGCGTCAGAATTGGAACGATGCCCTGGATCAACTTTCCCAGCAGCGGCAGGATGGCCGACAGCGCGCCGCCGAGGCTGGGCGCCAGTTGCCCGACGGCCGCCCCGATCACCGGGGTCAGCTCCGACAGGGCGGACTTGATCTCCGGGATGACCGGCTGGAAAGCCCCGGTCAGGGCGATGCCGATGGTGTCCTTGAAGGTGGAGAAGACGCCGGTCAGGGTCTGACTCTGAGCGGCCATCGCCCCGGCCGCGCCGGGGAATTTGGCCATCCCGGCGATCAGGGCGTTGATGCCCGTGGTCGCGTCCACGCCACCGGCGGTGATCAGGGTCAAGGTGTCCGCGACGGAAAGGCCGAGTTGGCCGGCGATGGCGGCGTTGGCGTTGAAGCCCGGCAGGGCCTCGGCCAGCTGCATCATCTCCTCTTGGGAGATCTTGCCCTTGCTGGCCATCTGGGACAGCGCGCGCACAACGCTGTTGACGGATTCGGACGTGCCGCCGGTGACGCTGACCAGGTCGCCGATGGTGGTCAGGAGCGGGACGACGGCGTCCTTGGTCTGGCCGAGACTCTGGGTCAGGACGAGCAGACGCTGTGACGCGCCGACAACATCCTGAAACTCGAACGGCGTCTCGGCCGCGAAGGTCTGCAGCTGAGCCAGGAAGCTCTTGGCTTCGTCGGCCGAGTGCAGCAGCGACGTGAACGCCACCGTGCTCTGTTCGAGGCTGGCCGCCGATTTGAGCCCGAACGCCGTGATGCCGGCCAATCCGGCGGCGGCGGCCAGTCCCACGCCGATCAGCCCGGTCTTGACCAGCCCCAGCGCCCCACCCAGCTTGCTGGACAGGCCACCCGCGGCGGTGCCGGCCGCGACGTCGACCTCGGCGAGCTCACGCTTGGCCACCGTCGACAACTCGCGGAAGGCCATCTCGGCGCGCTCGCCGCCGGACTGGAACTCGGAGCCTACGTCGGCGCCGGCCCGGCCAGCGGCGTCCTCGACCCGCGCGAACGCCTGGCTGACCTCGGACTGCATCTGGCGCATCGCGGTGTCGATGCCGGCCTTGAGCTGGCGCGCGAAGTCGCTGAAGTCGGGAACGATCTCGACTTCAGCGGTATCGATCGGCTGACCCATGGCCACCCCCCGTGGCGGTTTGTGTTGCGGCGGCCGCGGCGCGGGCGCGGTTCATGCGCTCGATGTCGGCGGAGCGTAGGCGGGACCAGGGCGGCAGTCGGGGCAGGCCCGACGGCGGCGCCTGGACGACCTGGGGCATGAGCCTGCGCCAGGTGCCGAGTTCGCCGGTCAATGCTCGGGTGATCGCGACATGCTTCTCCGGTTCCGCGTGTAGGAGCAGGTAATGGTGGATCAGATCAAGCCAGTCGGGGAGATCAAGGTTTCCGTCGCCGAGGGCTGGTCCGAGTCCGTGGGCGATGCACCAGCCGTTGAAGAGGTGCCATCGCTCGGGGTGTTCGTCCGCCCGTCCGTCGACCCATTTGAGAAGGCCGAGGACGGCACCGTAGGGCGAAGGCCCTTACGCTCCATCAGGTAGTAGAACGCGGGCAGGCCCTGCTGGAGCAGGTCGATCGGGGCAGGCTGGCCATCCCCGCCTTCGGACTCCAACCGCGCCTTGAACAGCTCGCCGGACGCTCCTGGCATGAGCGCGGCCATGATGCCGCCGAGCGCGTCGATCGCCGCCATGACGCTGTCGATGTTGCTGAGCGCCCCGATGTCACCGAGCGCTCCGGCCACGCCAGCCAGCTTCTTGAGCGTCGCCGGGGCCGTGAGGGCTGGGGCGCTGAACGTGTCGTCGTCGATGGTGAACGTGATGGGCTCGCGCTTGATCGTGAAGTCCGGCGTACCGGACGCCGCTGCATCGGGTGTGGTCATGCGAGGAGTCTAGATCGCGAACGGTCGTCGTGGTATGTCCACTTGACACGTCACTAGGCCTGGCGTCTACCATGAGAGCCATGACCACTCCGCGACAACGAGCCCCCCTGCGGTGGGAAACACCTCCACAGCCATTGACGACGGCCGAGGCGTTCGCCCATGAATGGGAGGACGTCGCCCGGATGCTCAAAGGCCGAGCCGGAGAGTGGGCGGTGATCGCCGAGGGGCTCGCGCCCACCAAGGCATCATCTCTGGCCTCCAAGATCCGACGCGGCGACGTCGCCCCGTTTCTCAATGACGGCGGCGGCAAGTTCGAAGCCTCGCAGCACACCGAGGGCGCCGCCCAGGTGAGCGCAGCCCGCGAGGTCACCGTGTACGCCCGCTATGCGATATTCGAGAAACCGTGATCACCTCGCCGTGCCCCGCCCGCCTCCACGACTGTCGCTGTGTCGGCGGCCACAACGGTGAGAGCGCACTCGCGGCCATGCATCTCTGCGCCGTCCCGGGCTGCGGGGCGATGTGGACGACCACGGGCAACGTGGTACGCCTGCCGTATCACGCCGGCCTGCCGCGCCGCTTCGGCCGGCCGAACCTGAAGGTGGCATAGATGCCAGAGACCGCGCCCCTCGTCGACCCGCTGCCCGATCTTGAGGATATGGCGCTGGCCGACCTGCTCGACCCGGATAACCCGGTGCTGGCCGAGATCATGCGCCGCATAGCGGCCGACGATGACGAGTCGAGCGGCATCGTGGCCGGGTTCCAGTCGGCGATCTAACCGCGGGCCGCCGAGAGCGCGTTGACCAGAAACGGGTTGCCGACCATGCCCCGGACCGACCGGGCGTAGACGTACCGCCCCGACCCGTGCGGCCGGAACCGCAGCCGGCGGCGTCGCACCGGGAAGATGCGGCGGTGGCGCGGCCCGTACAGCCCGGTGCCGTCGTGCACCCACCGGGCGTAGAAGACGCTGGTGCCGATCACCGTGATCGGCTTGCCCTGTCGGACGACCAACTGGGTGTTGATGGAGGCGCGCAGACGGCCGGTGTCCACGCGCTTCGGCCCCCCGGTTCCGGAGATGTTGCGCTTGGCCTGGGTCTCGACGAGCAGGCCGCGGCGCAGCATGTCCTGGGCCACCCCGCCCTGGGGGCCGGTCAGGAGTTGGTTGACGGCGGTCATGTTCAGTCGGTGCGTGAAGCGGACCTGAACCATGAACAGATCATCTATCGAAAAAGGGAGTCGAAGTGAGTGAGTACGGAAACGCGTTCGACCGGATCGCCCAGAAGTGGGCGGCGATCGAGAATGAGCACGATCGCCAGCACCCCGACCGTGGAATGTGCGGTGGGGTCGGCGCATGCTCGATGATGTTCGCGGCCAACCAGATTGAGGGGGAGATGGTTGACGCGCTCACCGACTGGCGACGCAACGAGATCATCACCTAGTTCGGGCAGAGGCAGGACTGCACGCCGACGAAGAACTCCGTCTCCACCCCGGCGCAGCCGCCCAACTCGCCCACCGTGACGCTGCCGCCGATCACCCACTCCGACACCCAGTACGGGGTGGCCAGGTTGGCCGCAGACAGGCAACAGGCGATGGCCTGGCGCACCGCGGTCCGGTCGTTCTCCAGCGTCACCGCCGCGACCAACTCGGCCGAGCAGTCGGGCGGCTGGCCGGTCTCGGACATGGCCGGCACGCAGCGCGTCACCGACACCACCGCACGGACCACCTCGTAGCGGTGGTTGCACTTTCGCCACGAGGCTCCGTTGAGCGGCGTCGGGAACTGGCCGGACCCGTATACCTCCCGGATGGCCACCGCGATCTGACCGGAGCACGACGAGTCCCCGTCGCAGGGCCCGCAGTTGTCCCACGGGATGGCCTGGGTCGGCAGGAGCAGGCACTGACGGCAGGGTGCGCCGGCTGGCGTCTGGTCGAGCGCCTCGACGACGCACTGGCCCACTCCGGTCACCACGTTGACGAAGCCGGGGGACGTCAGGTTGATCAGGAAGCCCTCGGTCGGCGGGCAGGGCGGGCACGGCTCGCAGGTCGGCGTCTGGGTGAACTCGACGTCGACGCCGAACGCGTCCGGGAACTTCGTGGTCGGGAAGGCGGCGACAGCGCCGTTGTCGAAGCGGCCGGTGCGGAGTAGCCCGGTCAGGTCGCCGGCCCCGTTGAAGACGTGGTTGGCGAGCAATCCGGGGCTGAATCCGTTGGTTCCGGCGGTGATGAAGCATGAAGCGGTGTAGACCTTGCCGGGCGTGATGGCCAGCGGTGCGGTCAATGGGATGGCGTTCCAGGCGTTGGGCGTCAGGCCCGCGCCGGCCACGGTCACCGAGTCCAGGGGCAGCTGTGTCTGGGTGTCGTACAGGATCGCGGTGATCGAGGCCGGGCCGCCGGCTGGCGCCATCCACCACTGGACGGCATCGATCGTGCCGGTATGCGCGGCCACGAAGTCGATGCCTTCGTTGGCCGCCCCACCGCTACCACCCGAGGCGGTCGGCGCGACTCCGGCGAAGAGACTGCTCATCGCTCGCCCATCAGGTCGTCCGGCGCCAGGACTCGCCATCCACGTCGTAGACCATGGGCGCTGCGGTCAACCCGCGCGGGTTGTACGTCGAGACGAACAGGTCGCAGGCGTAGAGCCCGAGCAGCTTGCGGTCCAGCAGCTCATAGATGGACGGGAAGTCGATGGTGATGCCCTGCCGGGTCACGGTGCTGGCGTTGCGCGGGATGGCGCAGGCCTCCCCGAGGCAGGCCTTCATGATCTCGCAAGCGAGCTCGCCCACGGCCAGCCCGCCGATCGCCGGCACCTCCTGGCCGACCTGCAGCGTAACGGACCAGGTGTTGTCTTCGGTGTCAGCCAGCGTCATATCCTGGCAGACCGGCCAGGTGAAGCCGCCGAGACGCACCAGCTCGCGGAAGTTGTCGACCCGGTACCCCGACGCGGCCAGCACCTCGCCGTTGAGCTTCACCTCGACGATGGACGCGACCGGGGACGGCATGAGCGCCACCGACAGCGGCGTACACGAGCAGGAGCCCCCGCAGCCGCCGCACGTCAGGTTGTACCAGGAGCCGCCGATCAGGGCCGGCTGCGGCCACGTCCCGCCACCGAACCAGCCACCGAACCAGCCGCCGGAGCCCCAGCCCCCGCCGCCCCACGAGCCCCAGAAGATGTCGTCGTAGCAGTTCTCGCGGCACGGCCGGATGGTGAAGGTGCAGACGCCGAACTGCTGGCCCGACCGGTTGTAGAGGATCTCGGTCGCGGCCTGCACGGCCGCCCCGGTCAGCGGGATGGACGCGGCGGTGAGGTTGCAGCACCAGGTCGGCGTCCACGGCTCGCAGGGCCCGCGCGTGGGCGTGGGGCTGGTCATCGACGCTCGGCCCCCTCTCGAAAATCAGGCCCGGCCACCCCCGTGGGTATCGGCCGGGCCTGAGGACAACTCTAGATCACGGGTAGTCGGCGATGAAACACGCGCTGGGTGGCGGGACCTGGTTGGTCAGGTTGTACAGGTGGTGGTCGCCCAGGACGACCTGACCCGCCCCGCCCAGGTAGGTGTTGCCAACGGTCCATAGCGGGCTACCGTCGTACGTGTTGCCCATGATCGACAGGATGTTGGCGTCCAGGTTGATGTTGAAGTCGCCGATCTTGCCGTCCGAGATGTGCGGCCAGGCGTGGTACGGGTAGTAGACGACGCCGGACGAGTCGCACGCCTGCGGCGGGGCCTGCCACACCTCGAGCGACCAGTGGGCGGCCGTGATGTTCGACCAGGTGCCCCGGGCGAATCCGCTGCCGGTCGGGGACAGCGTAGCGGTCAAGAGCCGGCCCGCGATGGTCAGCGGGATGAGCCCGGGGTTCCAGACGCAGAAGTTCATGGTCAATTCGTCGTTGGTGTACTGATCCGGGATCTTGAAGTTCTGGCACAGCGTCCCGTTGGCCTTGCGGGTAATGACCCGGTCACCGGTGTCATACTGCGGCGACGGCGTGACCTCCGTGAACCCGTCCATGACGAGCTGCGCCGACCCCGACGAGGGCGACGAGACGCCGCCGGTGCCGGTGATCGGCGCTCCGCAGGCGTTGAGCTTCGTGATCCGCAGGACCAGTCCCTCGATCGGGCTGGCGCAGACCAATGCGGTCGACATGGGCTACTCCTAGAACGCCGAGAGAGGCTGGCCGGTGATGTCGCCACCGACGCTGACCGGGGTGGCGGGCAGGCAGCAGCAGCTGTACCCGAGCACGTACGTCCGCTCGACGATGGTCTCGAGCGTGTTGTTGGTGCGGTTGAACTGCTCTTTGAACGTGAACGTCTCCGGCGCGGTCCGGTAGGCGAATACCGGACCGGTGGCGTAGATCCACGCGGCGTTGCTGGGGGCCACGCCGGTCGGGGACGTCCCGGGATAGCCGCCGCCGATGGCGACCAGGTTTCCGGTCTGCGTGCGCAACTGCGCACCGTCGGCCTTGACGAGGTTCCACTGGAACAGTTGCGTGGCCAGGATGACCGGAACGTGAATCACACCCTTGCCCTGGTAGCAGGCGGCCAGGGCGGCCTCGATGCGGCCCAGCGCCTCGACGATGTCCAGGATGGTGGTGCCGGAGACAGCGGTCGCCGCGCACTGCAGGCGGACCACCGGCAGGAGCGTGGTGTCCTGTACGGCCTCGGCCGCCGCCAGATGTGGGTAGACCTGATTAGTGCTGCCGCCGGCCGAACCGGTCCAGAACGCGTTCTCGACCTGGTACGCCTCGGTGCGCGTCAGTGCGTCGACAGCACGGGCCCGCTGCTCTTCCTGGCTGTAGCCGACCGGCGAACAGTCGACCTTCGCGAACACCGTGAACGGGGTGGCCCCGTAGGTGTTCCAGTCGATGTTGTCGACCTTGGTGGCCGGAGGCGCGCCCGACACCGGGATGGACGAGGTGGTCAGGCAGAACGGATCGAACGTGTTGCTACCCAGGCCACAGATGTCCTGCCAGATGACCCCGTTACGCCAGTGGGCGTCGGGCTCGTCGTAGCGGGCCTGCACGGCGGTGAGCAGCCCGAAGTTGCGGGGGTCGAACGAGGGGGGTGGCGCGAGCATCTTCGGTCCGGCCATCTCGCGTCACCCCCTCTCGATCGCCACGTTGACAGATTGTTAAATGATCTAGCAGCAGGCGGTCAGGTCGGCGGCACCGGTGGTGCCGTCCTGGCAGATGTTGATGGTGTACTCGCGCACCTGGTGCCCGAACTGGGCGATCAGGTGGCAGTCCTCCATCCACAGCGCGGTGAAGTCGTTCGTGCGGTTGAGCGTCGAGTCGCGCACCACGCCCAGGTCCAGGCTCATGCCGTTGCCACGCGCCACCGTGCCCGCGGCGTACATGAGGCCGCGCACCGTGGACGGGTACGTGGTGATCGGTGTGGCCGCGCCGGGCTGGCCGGCCGCCCGGACCTGGTAGTCCTGGACGAACTGGGCGCGGATCTTACGCACGTCGAACCAGCGCCCGATCATCTCATCGGGGACGTCCATGAAGTCGACGCCGGTGCGCTTGCCCAGGTCGGCCCGGACCGCGCCCAGGACCCACTCCGGCAGAACCCACTCGATGACGTCGTTGCGGCCCATGCCGAAACGGGCCCGGTAGTCCCACCCGGACAACTCGGCCGTGTTGAGGATCGGCGCGGCCGTTCCGGAGCCTGACGCCGTGCAGCCGGCCACCGCGGTCGCGAACGAGGCGATCGTCGAGATGTAGCGGGCGTTGGACGCGTGGTAGTGGGCGCTCATCAGGAGCTTGATGAAGTTGGCGGTCGACTCCGGCCAGGCGTTGTCAGCCAGGTTGCCGGCGGTCAGGCAGATGCCGTAGCACTCCAGCCGGCGGTCGGTCATCGTCGAGCAGGGCACCCGGATGCACGGCTTGGTCGGCGAACCGGTGACGGCCAGAATGTCGTCGGCCTCGCTCCAGAGCCACGGCACGGTCGCGTTGGTGAACGCGGTGTACCAGGGCAATGCGGGAGAGAACGTGTCGGCCAGCGAGGGCGACACGGGGAAGTTGATGCCGCCGCGCTCAACGCCGAAGGTCGGCAGGTCGATCATGCCTTCCTGGGCGGCGATGTTGAAGAAGTCGTAGCGGATCTGCGACGGCGCGCACCAACCGCCGGCCGCGACCAGTGCCTCCATCGCGCCGGCCCCACGGTGTGCGCCCAGCTTGTCGATGTAGGCCTGCACGGCCTCCTGCGGGGACTTGTCGTGCAGCACGGTGTCGAACTGCTGGCGGATCGAGGCGATCATCGACCCGCCGTATGGGTCGGTGTGTCGGCGGGCCTGGTGCCGGAACGCCGTACCGCCGGGCATGACCTGGGCGAAGCCGCCCTGGTCGGACATGTTGCGGGCTCGGTCCTCGGCGAGGTCACCGAGTTGGCGCAGAGAGGCGATCTGGTCGCCCATGTTCACCTTGGCCGCCCCGGAGTGGGCGGCAGCCGTGATGGTCATCTGCGGGGCCGGCGCTTCCTGGGCGGGGGCGAGCGCCCGCGCACCGGACAGGCTCGGGTTCAGACGGGGGTGGCTGGCCAGCCCGCCGAGCTCGCGCGGCGCGGTGACGGCGCCACCTTGCGGGCGACCGGACGCGGTGACGAGCTGCGGGGCCGGCGCGGCCGCCTGCGCGGGAACCGGGTCGACGACCTCACCTTCGAGCACCTCGGTGCCGCCGTCGCCTTCGGCGGGCGGATCGGCCATCTCGGCCGCGATCTCGTCGAACTGGGCGTCGACCTCGGCCTGCTTGGCCGCGACCTTCTCTTGCTGGGCCTTGATGGCCTGCCGCGCGGTGCGCAGCTCGCCCAGGGCCGGCAGGCTGGCCGGGTCGCGCTTGGCGAGCAGGCCGTCCAGGTGGGTGTTGACGGTGTCGAGGTGCTCGCCGAGTTGCTCGGCGGTCAGGGTGTCGAGGTCGTCGGGAAGCGTGAAAGAGGCACCCTGGTCGCCGGTGCCCGTGGCGGAGTTCTTCGGCATGGATGCCCCTCGGATGCAGATGGAGACTTTCGTCGGTCTCCTCAGCTGCATCCGAGGTTCACGCGCGTTGCCGTCATCGTAGACGGTCGTGATCGAAATGCGCTACGAGGTCATGTCGCCGCGCGCTACTGCGCGGCACCGGTCTCGCCTTCGATGCCGGTAGTGACCGGAGTCGGCGGGGGCGGAGGAGTGACGGGTACCTGGCCGCATCCACATGCCATCAAGCTCACCCCCTCTCGCGTGCGATCTCGTCGAACCGCTCGTCGGCGAGTTCGTCGAAGCGAGCGCTGGCGACCAGCGCGAACGCCCAGTCCATCGAGTGGTCCGGCTCGGGCTCCTGGAAGTGGATCGGGACGGACGAGGCGACGAGCGTGCCCATCTTCTCGCGCACGCTGGCGGTGACCGCGGTCGGGAAGCCTTCCACCGGCACGAGCAGGGCCGCCTTGAGCTTGCCACCCTGCCAGTCTCCGGACAGCGCGCAGCCCATGATCTGCTCGAAGCTGGACGCGGTGAGCCCGTGCGCCAGGCCCCCGGCGAACCAGGTGCCGTAGCGGTTCTCGCCGGCCCGGGCCCGCATGGCCACCGAACAAGAGTTGTCGTAGTGCGCCGAGGCCCAGGCGGGGTCGGCGCGGCGCGGGTCGGTGGGGCTGGCGTGCCCGCAGCCGAACGTCACCGTCCCAGCGCTGATCTTGTAGACGCCGCCATCGCCGCCGGCCACGATGCATGCCTTGTTCTGCCACTCGGAGTAGTCGATGCCGCGCGGCACCTGAACGCTGCGCCCGCTGCCCCGGAAGCCGCGGTGGTCGACGCCGGCCGGTGCCAGCAGCCCCCAGACCCGGCCTTCCGGCGTGATCTGGATGGCACCGGAGGACACCATCGCCATCTCGTCCGCGCTCGGCTCGTCGAACCACCACTCCGGCCAGAGTTCGGGGATGTCGATGGAGAATCCGGCCGCCACGATCGGTGCCGACATCGGTACCGCCTCGGCCGCCATTGCCTCGACCTCAGCCAGCGGCGACGTCTCGGCGATCACCGGCGGGCTGAACGGCGACTCGCCGAGCGAGACGGTGCACTCGACCCAGGCCGGCTCGGCCACCATGGTCAGTGACCGGACGCGGCCGTGGTGGTAGATGACCATGGAAGGAGCGGCCGGCATCGGCATGTCCCCCATCTCGGGCATCTCAGGCATCAGCCCGTCTGCGGTGACGGCACCTTCGACGGCGGCCCGATGACCCGGAGCCTCGCGATGGCTCTCCCGGAGCCGCCGAGCGGCCGGACTATCCGCCCTTGGCTTGATCGTCTCGTTGCGCTTGTCCTGCATGGTCTTACGCTTTTTGCCCTGCTTGCTGCCTTTGCACGGCCCCGGGTGCTTCGGCGACATGCAGAAATCGCAACCATCCTCGGCCTCGCAGTCCACGCAGTCGACGGCCGTGGCCTCGGCGTCGCCGCCCATCTCCATGGGCATCGCGGTCGGGTCGGGCGGCGGGGCGTAGACATACTCGACCTCGGCCTCGGTGATGTCGTCGGCCTTGATCGAGACGCCGCGCATGAAGTCGCCCGCGATGAGCCGCTGTGCTTCGGCGCCGTGCTGGCCGGCCGAGTCCATGACGCCGACCCAGCGGATCAGCGCACCGTCGCGCCAGATGGCATCCACGCGGCCGGAGATGACCGCGCCCTCATGGCCCTCGTCCTCGCGGAACTGGGTCTTGAACGGGAACGGGGTGGGCGCGAAGACGAGACTGCCGGGCGACCACATGCGCTTCGGATCCGACCCGTCGGGCAGGCCCTCGACGCAGGCTACCCCCCAGCAGGGCGTTCCGGGCAGCATGGCCGGGGCGTCGAACAGCTCCACCGAGTCGCCCTCGGGCGCGTCCGGGGTCACGTCGACGGTAGGCACCTCGAACTCGCTGGCCAGGGCCTGCGGGTCGGGCAGGTCGGGCGTCGGGTCGAGTGGCTGCACGGTTCACCCCCGTTCTAGGGCGTGATCATAGCGCCAGAGGGCAGTCCCCGTCATGGGCCGACCCGAAGCACCGCAGGCAGCCGTTGAACTCGACGCGGGGCGCGCTGGCGACGGTCGAGGGCTCCGGGAGCACGGGGAGTTCCACCGGAGCCTCCTCGACCGCCGCTGCCTCCGGGGGCGGGCCCGGAGTCTCTTTGGGTGCCGGCCCGATGCGGAAGTCGGTCACCTCGCCGCCGAACGCCAGGCGCAAGCGGTCAAATTTGACCGGTCCGGTCGAGTCGGTCAGCGCGTCGAGGATGAGAGTGCCGCCACTTGACGCGACAGGCTCGAGATACCGAAGGGTCAGATGGCTGATCCACGGCTGGTGTTGCTCGGGCAGGCTGACCAGGTCGGTGACATCGGCCAGCACGGTCTCGTGGAACTCGGCCAGGTCGGCGCCGGAGATCAGCATGACCACGCACGGTTCGTCGCCGGTCGGATTGAACAGTGCCGGGGCGAATGCGTCACCTTCGACCGGGCCGGTCCACGACGCGGCCATCTCGTCGCCCCAGGCGACGAGCTCGGCCCGTGTCGCCTCATCAAGCTCCACCGCGTCACCGAGGTAGACCAGGGTCAGGTGGAGCTGTTCCAGCGGCTCGCCGCCTTCGACGGCCAAGCGTTGCAGGTCGGCCAGCGATGGCACCAGCGCGACCATCGCTCCATCATGTACGTCGGCCGCCGCCGTCAGGGACTCCCCATCGCTCATCTGGCCGAGTATGCCAGGGCCGAACGCGTAGGTGGGGAAGGCCGCCCCCTGGTTGCTCTCCCACCGCAGCCCGTGATCCCCGTCGTGGGGCTGACGGTGGTCGAACTGGTTGTCCCAGATGTCGGCCGGGATGCCATCGGGGAAGGCGGCACAGAACGGCTCTTCGCGCCCGGCGGCCACCCCCTCCGGCGAGAACGGGGAGCGGTAGCGGGCACAGGACGGCACGCACTGGGCCTGGCTACGCGCACTCATGGACCTGATGGTACGTCACTTGGTCACTGCCGCATCGCCAGCAACCGTCGAAGGCCTCGCGCGCGCTGGCGACCTCGGCGACACCGACCGGGCGCTCCTGGCTGTACTCGTCCGAGTTTTCGTTGATCCACCGGACAGCGCCGCCGCGCTTCGCGACGAGCGGAATACGCCCGCCCGCAGTCTCGGGAAGCAGGAGCAGAATCCAGTACGCATCCGTCTCGTAACCAAGCCGAGAGACATCGTAATCCGGCCAGCGGGAGGCGACGCGTTGACGGGCGTCCGCAAAAGTGATCATTTTCGTGGCTCCACGGATTGCAAGATGCCGTCCGCAGGCTCGAGATCGTCAGTCCTGATCACCTTCACTTCCTGCGGGCCACCTTCGAATATGCCCGGGCTCCCATACTTGCGCCGATACTGAGTCGTCACGATGCGGGTAGCGCTGGCGTTAAACTGGGCCTCGACGTATTGGACCTTTCCGTTGGCCTTGGTCACATTGAAAATATGTTTACCCACGGTCATGAATCCACGTCCACCGTCCGGCCAATCACGAAGGATCTCTTCATCCCATTGCGCGAATGATCGCCACTCCTGCCCAGCCCAGGTACGACCGTGCGCCTTGCCGCCGGGTAAACGCCAGGCATCTGCCATCAACTCATCCATCTCCTTGAACGTGCGACCACCGGCATAACCGTATTTGTCGAGCACATCGAGGGGAGCGGCCACGACGTCGAAGCCGCGCATGCGCATTTCGAAGGCAATAACGGCGTTGCTGCAGTTCTCCTCGTAGGCACCAGATGGCAATGGACCCATGTCCGGTGTGTAGCGCTGTCCAGCGCGACCCGCGTCTCGGTACGTGGGGGCTCCGTCTACGCCCTGCGTATCGCCATATCGAGGGTTGGTGGTCCGGGCAGCCACGGTCGGCGTCTCGGGGCGCCCAGCCTGGCGAGGTAACGCCGCGACCGCCCTGGACCGCGGCTCCGGCGACTCGATGCCGCCGCGCCGGTCAAGGCTGCCCCGCGCGGCGATGGGCGTCACCTGAGCCTTGGCCAGGGGGTCGGTGAGTCCCGGGACGGTGGAGCCGCGGCGCACAACGGTGACCTTCGCGCCGGGGGCGATGTCGATGCCGCCGACGCCTTCCATGGTGTCCGGGTCGAAGGTGGTCTTCGCGCCGGCCCGCCCGATCGGCTTGATCTTCGCTTTGGTGCCGGCGCGGGTCACAGCGGCCCGGATCTTGGTCAGGTCGCCGGAGTCCAGGGCGGCCGAGAGCGTGTCGACGACGGCGGCGTCGGCGCCGGCGTAGGCCTGCCCCGCCTCGCGCAATGCCGGGTCGAGGCGCTCGCGGATGGCCGTCTTGCTGGCCCCCTTGGCCGCCAGCTCGTCGACCTCGGCCAGCAGGCGTGCCGTGCCGCGCTGGGCCTCGATGACGCGGTTGCGCTCGCGGGCGGCCTCGCGCAGGGCCTTGCGTTCCTGGGCCGCGGTGCGCTCGGCGATCTCCTCAACGGTGAGCGTGTCGACCTTGGCCTTGGACAGCTGCACGACCTCGCCGTCATCCAGGCGCACCGAGTAGCCGGGCCGCTGAACCTGCACGAAGGTGCCGGCCGGCGGCCGCCGCGCCCCGCCCACCAATTCGTGGACCTTCGGGTCGAACGGCACGACGTCGCCGCCCGGGCCGACCTCGGTCAGGCCGCGCCGCTGCGCCACATCGCCCAACGCCACCCGGATGCGGTCGGCGTCGCCGGACTCCATGGCCCGCACCACGCCGGCCAGATCCTCCGAAGCCGCCCCGGTCGTCCGCCCGGCGATCAGCCGCGCCCGCGACGCCAGTGCCCGCTCGCTCGCCCCGTTGGCCAGCAGCTCGCGCACCTCGCCCAGCGAGTCGGCCACGGCACGGCGCTCGTCGATGACCGCCTGCCGCGCGACTGCCGTGGCCTCCGGACTGAACGGTGACGCAGGAATGATCTCGACGTCAAGCCGTCGCACCGGCGACCGGATGCCCGGATAGTCGGAGAGTCCGTGATCTCGAACGACGCGCATTCTCAGGCCACGCTGTAACAGCAATTCAGCCTGGTCGGCGTATGCCCCTCGCGAGCCAAGATCGCTTAATTTGATCGCTCGGGTTCCGGACGGCGTCAGCACGCGCATGATGATGGGAGCCGGATCGCCAAACGAGCCCGCGAACTGGGCCGCCACCCGATCGTCCGCCGTAGTCGAAACAAATGCCTTTTCGTCCCATTCAAAGCCACCCAGGTCGCGAGTCGGGTTTTCCTCACCGAAGATGAGTCGCCCAGACCTCAGCCCCCGCCACGTCTCCACGTCGACCGGAAGGGCGGACCGCTCCAGCACCTCGTCGATGCGTCGCACATTCAATGCGACACGCGTGCTCATCTCATCCCGGCGGATCTGGTCATTGATCCGCTGAGCGTCATTGCCGTACGCCTCTATCGCCTTTCGCTGGGCGGCGGAAACACCTGGAACCCGACGAACCTCACTCAGGTCGATGGGCGCTGAATCCAGCGCAGCCCGTCCGGTCAGCGGACCCGTTGACCGCCTTACATCGTCAACGGCGACACCCAGCCGCGACCGCGTGCCCGTGGCCCGCTTCTCGACCTCGGCCAAGCGGGCCATCATCTGCTTGTGCCAGGTGCCGCGCTTGAGCCGCTCGAACTCCGGTCGAAGTGCTTCGAGGCGGGTCCGAATCAGCGCCAGATCGGCCGGAGCAATGTCGAACGACGCCTTCTGGAGGCGCGCCCCGAACGCGTGCTGAGCACCGGTCATCTTCGGGGCGCGGAACGCGCTGCCCATGTCGATGGAGGCGATGCGTCCACCCGGCAGGATCAGCCAGTTATCCCCGCTCCTGTCCGGGTTTCCGGTGAGGATGTCCAGAAGACCGAGGAGTTTCCCGTCGTCGGTGTCCTCGAAGTCGGGCAGACCCGGTCGCCACTGGCCGCCGCCTTCGGTGCCCTCGATGAACTCCATCCGCAGCGTGCTAGGTCCGGTGCGGACCACGGCCGGCACGCGCAGATCCAGCGAGTCACCGACCAGCGCGCCGAGCTCTTCGGCATCGGCGTCCCGCTTCGCTTCGGCCTTTCCGGTCGTGCTGCGCGTGGTGTCTTTCGTGATGACATCGCCGCTCTCATGGCGCTCTCGGAAGGTGTAGGCCGAGTCGCCACCCATACGTCGCGGTTCGCCAACCAGCGGCGAGTTGGCCACTCGGTCAAGCTCGGCCCGGGCCGCCACTACCCGCGCAGGTAGGGCGGCGCCACTGATCGGGGTGGGGGCCGCGCCCTTGTCGAGCAGGCGCACCAGGTCGGCCTTGCGCGTACCGGCCGGCACGGTGATGCCACGTTCCTTGGCCAGCGCCCGCAACTGCGCCACCGTCTGGGACGTCAGAGCCCGCGGTGCCCGCGCGACTGGCGGTAGTCGCGCGTCACCGATGCCACGCCACGCCTCGTGCATGACGCCACCGATACGCTGCGCCAGCGCCGACGCCTCGGCACCTCGACCGGAGTAAACGGCCCAGATCTCGGCAAACATTTCATCAAACTCGTCGGTTGCCCGAACCGAGATCTTTCGGCGGATCGCCGCCGCAACAGCGGGACTGCGGTACCAGGCTTCAACGTCAGCGCCAGGCCGAGCTACGCCAAGCTCCTCAGCGAGTGGATCGAGAAGACGTCGCCGCCAAACGTCAGGCCATGGATCGCCAGTCTGCTGGAACGGAAAACGAACCGCTATCTCGTGACCCAGCTCATGACGAAGTACACCGGCCGCTACGTCCAGATTCTTTTGGTCGTAGCCAGGGAAAGACCAGGCTAACTCGTCGTTCTCGTACGCGCGACGAACAACACCCTCAATGTTTTTGCGAGCGGTTCGCCAGCGGGGCGAAAAATAAATGTGACCCTGATTACGCACATAACCAGCCCACGGGTCCATGCCCGCCGCGAACATCTCACGCCACTGCGCCTCGGTGGCGACATGTACGCCGAGCAGGTCTTCTACGGCTTTCGAGTTCAGATCAGCCTGACGCTGCAACTCGGCCTTTACTCTGGCTCGCAGTTGACCGGGAATCGCGGCAGGAATATCGACAATTCGATCGATGTGGTCAGCGACGCCACGCGGGCCGGCCGCCTTCGGGAAGGCCTCGCGGGTGAAGGACTCGAAGCCGGCCTCGCCCTCCGGGACGTCGACGGTGCGGACCGCGAAGCCCTTGGCCCGGTACTCGCGGGCCACCATGTCGTACAGCTCGCGGCTGAGCAGGGAGGCCCGCGGCCCGTTGGCCATGACGTCGGTCATGGCCTCGGCGATCAACTCCTCCATGTTCTTCGTCGCATACCCGGACACGTCACGCCGGACGATCGACTCCATATCAGGTAGGGCGTCGGCGACCTGCCTGCGCAACGTGATCCGCATGGCCTCGGCCTTGAGCTTGCCGCCCAGCGTCTCGATCGACAGGATGTGCGCCATCTCGTGCCAGGACGTCGCCTGCGGCACCCGGCCGCCCCGCACCGACCAGCCGTATCCGGGGCCGGCCGCGTCGTCCCAGCCGGACACGTCATGGCGCAGCGAAGCCAGGTAGTCCCGACGCATGGCGGTGCTGGCCCAGCGTGCGTTGAATTCCAGCGTGGCCGTGCCAACCTTGACGTGGGCGTACTCGGTGCTGGCCGTGTCGTACCAGGAGATCTTGCGTAGCCGCGCCTCCGGGAAGCGCTCGAGCATCTGCAACACGCCCTCGGCGTGCTCGCGCATCGTCAGCACCGACGCATCCGGCGGCAGCTGCACGATGATGTCGCGTCCGGTGATGGCCCGCATCTCGCCCTGCCAGGCCGCGATCAGCTCCCGGTCGGTCCGTGCCCGCAGCAACGAGGACCGGACCTTGACCGGCGGCGGCTCCGGGAAGTCGGCCAGGTCGAAGCCGGGCTCGCCGGGCGTCTTCGGAAAGACCTCCCCGACCACAGGCTCCGGCGGCGCCTCGATGGCCGGCGGCGCCGACGTGCCGGGCAGTTGGGGCTGGGCTACGGGCTGGCGGTCGGGCATGACGTAGCCCTGCGTGCACCGACACCGATAGCGCTCGCTGGGCGGCAGGGTGGGTGCGGCGGGAAAATCTGCTGAGTAGCCGCCGACGATAAACGGCTCGCTGAGCGCAACGCGCTGGCCGTCGGCGGCGAGGTGGGTAGGCCGGGTCCGCAGATCCGGGGTGGCGATCCACTCCTTCAGCATCTCCAGCCCAGATACCCGGGCCATGGCCATCGATCCGGCGTTGCTGGCCTCGATCACCGACGTGCGGGCCACCATCACCGCGGTCCGCGCGGACAGGCCGGCGCTCTGGCGCAGCCGCGCGGCCAACTGCGGGATGGACTCCCCGGACTCGAAGCCCTGCGACAGCTGCGCGCGAGCGGTCGCCCAGAGATGATCGCCGACCTGCTGGTAGGTGTTGCGGGCCTGGGCCAGGTACGCCTCGGCGGCCACCGACCCCAGGCCGGGCAGCCCGAGCCGCACACCCGGCGCCACCGCGTCGAGAAACTGGGACCGGACGTGGCCGGCCGCGTCGACGAACACCTGGGCGACCAGGGGCAACACCTGGTCGACGACCTGCTGCTGCCACAGCGGCGTGATCGAGGCCAGGTCGTCGGGGGAGATGTAGGACTGGCCGGGCGGCAGGCCCGGCGTCTCCGGCAGTACCGCGGGCAGCGGCGTCGGCTCCGGGATGGCCAGTTCGCCGGTCATCGGCGGCGGATCGTCATCCCCCGTCGGCCCGGTCGTGGCCACGGCCACGAGTGTCCACTGTGGTCTATCCGGAGAGCAACTATCGTTACACCCCAACAGAGTACGGCCAGTGACCACCCGCTCCCCACGCTCCACATTGGACAGCCCAGAGGCCACCAGCACCCTCTCGATGCGGGACGCGATCTTGTCCATGACCGCCTGCAATGAGGCGACTACCTGAGCTTCGAGCTTGGACTCCCAGGCCACCACCTGGTCGTCGGGCAGCCCAGTGACGCGGCGCACCGCGACCTACCGCTTGGCGACGTGGGCGCCGTTGTACCGCCGGGGTGGCCGCGGGGCGGCGGACGCGGCCATGGCCGGCGGACCGGTAGGGGCCGGCGGCGGCGTGGCCCTAGTGGGCGGAAGGCCGGCGGCAGGAGCCACGACATCTGGACCGGATGCAGCCGGTACCAGCGCGGCCCCGGCCGCCGGAGTCGGTGAGGGCAGCGCCTCGCCCTGCAGGCCGGCCAGCCCGGCCGCGGCATCCGCAGTGCCGGCGGCGACCATGCGCTTGTACGCCCAGGTCGCGGTGTCCTCTTCGCTGGGCGCGTCGGCCTCCCCGGCGCCGATCTCGCGACGATAGGCGTCCTCGTTGACCACGCCGTCCACGTACGCCTGGCGGATGTTGGCCGAATTGTCCGGCCGCGCTGCCAGCTCGCTGACGTCGTACCAGGCGATCAGCTTGCCGCCCCGCGGCCCGAGCAGGCTCTGGCCGGTCATCCGCAGCATCGGCGCCAGGAAGGCCTTGGTCACCGCGCCGCAGATCACCTCGGCCAGCGGGCTGAACGCGAGGTTGACCTCCTCTTCGGAGACCTGCCAGGCGGACCAGTGATTGGCCTGACCGAGCCCACCCGTGACGCGCTCGCGAGCGATGCCCAGCGTGTCACCGAGCCGACCCAGCTCGTCGATGCGTTCTTTGAGCAGCCACTCGTCGAGCGGGTCGTCCTGCTTAAGCAGCGTCCACTTCTCGATCAGATCGGCAGTGAAGCGGACCGGGATGGGGATGCCGGCGGAGGCCTGGCCCGGGTTGGCGATGTTCTTCGACGCGATGTCGATGAGCATGGCGACGAACGGGTCCGGCGCGTCCTTGTACTGCGGCGGGACCGCGAAGGTGCCTTCCTGCGGGATGAGCAGCAGCCCGTTCATGGCCAGTCGGCTGACCATCATGGCGACGATGCGCGAGTCGATCAGGTGGATGCGGCGCATGATCGGCAGGGCGGCCTGAGCGGACGAGGTGGCCAGCCACGGCCAGCGCGGGTGCGGGTTGTAGATGCGCATCGGCAGGTTGTCCGGGGCCAGGTAGCGCCACGCACCCGGGCCCACCCGCACCTGGAACGTGCCGCCCATGCCCTGCACGCAGTCCATGGAGTACACGACCCAGTCGGCGGTGGCCAGCGGCTGGCGCTCGTCCTCACGCTCGGCGATCAGCCAGCCCTGGCCGGGCACGAGCAGCTGGGGCGAAATGGCCTTCAGGAAGGCCGAGTGGCCGGGCGTGCCGCCGCAGAACGCGTCCATGAGGTCGGCGGCCGGGCCCTCGGTGAGCATCTCCGGCTCGTCCCCGCCGGGTACCACCTCGGCCGCGCCGAGCCGGATCCGCGACATGGCCCGGGACTGCCAGTCCACGGCCTGGTAGAACTCGCCGAGGGTGTCCCAGAACCCCCACGCCTCGTTCTCCCAGGGGTTGTTGCCGCCGAACACCTGGGCGTTGCGCCACTCGTTCGGGGTGTAGGCCTGGGCGGCCGCGACGATCGTGCCGGTGTCCACGGTGCGCATGGCGACGTCACCACGCGGGCGGAGGGCCGGCAGGCGCAGGCTCTGCGGCATCGCTCACCCCCGTGATCTCGCCGTTGCGCCCATCGTAGACGGAGATCAGTCTCGGGTTCTATGCTGCGCTCAGACCGCTCCGGTGGTCGGAGCGAAATGTCCCATGAGAGGGATGGTGGGCGTGATGCCCAAGTTCAACATCTACGAGCCGCTCGGCAGCGGCATTCTCCCGTCTGAACTGGCACCGGACGTTCAGCAGCGTCGGATCTCGGTCGGCTGGTCGAAGGGCCGGCACGCCCAGATCGGCGTTGGGGTCATCGACAACACAGTGACCGTGCCGGAGCAGGTCTCATGGTCGGGCGACTTCCTGCTGGAGTCCGAGAAGGACGAGTCCGGCCTGAAGTGGCGGAGCCAGTGGGTCAACCTGGATCGCCGCACCATCAACCAGCTGATCCACGAGTTGCGCAAGGCGCGCGACGAAGCGTTCGGTCGCGACGAGTAGACGTCACCGGGCGTCAAAGCCTGCGCCCAGACACGACAGCACCGCCGAGGCCGGCATGGGAGTACCGGAACATCTCGGCGGTGCTGTGGGCCGGGCCGCAGGGGGCTGCGCCGGCCAGGGGGAAGCTACTCGACGTCGGCTTCGGTGGTCTCGGACTCGACCTCGGTCTCCTCGACGACCTCGACGTTCTCAGTGCTCACGGGCTCGCTCATGTTCTTCACCTCCCTATCCACAGGTTATCCACAGGCAGGGTGTGGAAGATCAGTCGTCGTGCCCCAGTAGCTTCCGTTCCGCCAACTCGTAGCGCTTCTCGTGCTCGCCCTGCGCGTTGGCGTCCCAGCCGGCCAGCATCGACGCGGCCGACACGACGGCCGCCGGCCAGATCAGCCACGGCCACCACACCCCGACGCCCCAGACCAGCGCGCCGACCCAGATCGACATGCACCAGGGGCAGGTCCAGACGTAGGCCACCGAGTGCGCCGCGCCGGCCAGCCGGCCCCAGCGCTTCGGGTCGGGTACGACGGTGCCGCGCTGATCGACGGCGGCGAAGGTGCGCACGAACCAGTAGCGGATGCCGCGAACCGGGGGCCACTCGTCGACCACGGCCAGCCTGGTGCCGCGCACGATGATCAGAACCAGCGCCGCGTAGAAGGCGAAGATCATCGACTCCTCCTCCGCTGATCCAGCGCAGCCATGGCCTGCTCTGCCGTTATCCGGCCGGCGCGCAGCTCAACGACCAGTTCGTCGAGCAGGCCCATGCTGAGCGCCTCCTCTTCTCTGACCAGCCGATCTAGGACCGCGCAGTCAGGGCGGTGGCCCTGACGCCAGCCACAGCCCTGACACTTCGGCGGGCGGTTGACCGCCCATGCAGCGGCACCCAGAATGAACACGATGGTCAGAATGCCAAGAAACACCACCCAGGTCATCGCGACACCAGCGCCCAGAGCGAGCCGACCACGCAGGTCGTAAGGCAGCCGGCGAGGCCGAGCACCAGCACCACACCCTGCCAGCCGCTGATTACCGTCTTGGCCCGATCGTCGCTCATCGCGCGTAATCCCAGTCCTCGGCGAGGACGTCGCTGATGGTCGGCTGCCAGGTGACAACCTCACTCTGCGCCGTCATCAGGTCGATGTGATCGCGATAACGAACCTTGGTACCGATGAGCGACGGCATGGCCCTCCCAAGTGGTCGATCGCCGGCCACCTCGATGACCGAGCCGGGTACCAGGAACACGTACTGTCCGGGCGCGTTCCATGACTCGCGCCGCACCGCGTCGCCACCGCGCAGCACGTCGAGTGCCTTACCGAAACCGAACATGATCAGTCCTCCTCTTCATCTTCGAGCGCGGCCAGGGCCTCGGCGAACGTTGGTGGCACCCAGCCAGGCTTCTCGGTGCGCGTCACGACCGGAGCCTGCTCCTGCGCCCCCTCGGGCACGAGTCCCAGCGCTTCGAGCAGGCCGGGCACGCGACGCATGACGATGCCGCGTACGCCCTCCTTCTGAGCTTGACGCTGGACGGCCATCGGGGCGACGAACACCGACGAGATCATCAGCTCGGGCCGGTCCATGCCGACGCAGGTGCCGGTGGCCGGCGCGACCCACATCCCGGCGCAGTGGGATGCGCGACAGCCCAGGACGGGGCTCATGGAGTAGGGCTGGACGATGGTGAGCTCGGCCGGCAACCACGACTTGGCCGCGATGATGCTCATGGAATCACGACCAAGGCATCGGCGGGTGGCGGTCCGTCAGGGGAACCTCTCGGCGCCCACCAGGTCAGCCCTGAGGCCTTCTCGTCGGCGCCGAGCGAGACACGCAACTCCCACGCCCCCGCGTCCACGTAATGCCCGCAGGCCAGCCACCAGCCGAGCAGCCGAGCGGGTTCAGTGACGATTCCGATGATGGCATGCGACTCCTGTCGCGCCGGGACGTGGACAGCCCGAGTCAGGAAAGTCACCTCTCCGTCAACGAGGCAGCGAACCTGAGTCGAGAGGGGAGGCCCCTGAAACGTGCTCATTGCGCAATCCTCCCGGCCTCGCGGATCATGTCATCGACAGCTTCCCCGTGGCCGATTGCCCGCAGCCAGTCCTGGACCGCGATCGTTGCCGCGTCAACCATCGCGCCGGCAAGTACCCCGTAACCGTCCAGGATCTCGCCCCGCGACTGCAGGTCCGCGATGCCCTCTTCGATCGCCTTGGCCGCGAATTCACGAAATGTGCTCATGTGCCCTCCACGCCTCTGCGATGTTCGGCTGGCCCCAGCCCAACACGGCCAGCATCATCGCCGGCCGGATGACCGGCATGGACGCCGACACCAGGTCGCGCCAGATGGCCACGACGCCGCGCACTGACGGATCCCCGTACGCCCCCGCGCGGGCCTGCCGCCACACCGTCCGGTAGGTCATGACGCCCTCGCCCGGGTGACGCGGCGGGCCGCGCGCTGCGCCTTACGTAGCCGGCGCCGGTCGTCGTCGTGCAGGACCCGGCGCGGGTCGGGACCCTGGGGTTGGCCGACGCGGCGCGGGGCGGTACCGGAGGGCTTCGGGTCGCGGAACCGAGACGGTGCCGTACCGAAACCGTTGGCCTTCTTCCACGTCTTCACGGTCCGAACCCCGGCGTTCCGTCCCAGCCCAGAACGACCAGACCGAAGCATCCGACCGCCATGATGCCGAGCATGATCAGCGGCCCAATCCACATCCAACCAGGCACCGCGCCGCCGTGCTCACTGTTGACCCACAGGCTTCCGTAGATCTTGTTGTCCCGCCTGCGGGGAAGCTTGTTGTCTCCCATGACGACGACGCTACACAGAGACCTAGTGACACGTCAAGCGGTCATGCGGTACGGTCATGGCCATGACGACACAGATTCTCGCCTGGCACGGCGACCCGGCGCTCAAGGCCGAAGCGGTCGCCCTGATGATCGCCCACCGCGCCGCCGACGACTTCATCCAGGGTGCCTTCACGCAGCTCAGCGAAACCGGCTTCCGGGGGTGCTTCCACGGCTGCCTCACCACCGAGAAGTTGGCCGCCGAGGCGAACCTCGCAGTGACGGACTACCTGCGCAGTGCCGCGCCGATCGACTACCACGGCGAAGGCGAGCAAATCTGGGGCATCGACCGCAAGGTCGGATACATTCTGGACCGCACCTTCGAAGCGATGCCAGACAGCGAGCACGGAGACTTCGCCGTCGCGGCAACGCAGGCCATTCCGGTCGGCGCCGATCTGTCGCGGGTGATCGACCGGTGGCTACTGGACATCCTCGCCGATCCGGAGATGGGTGTGCGCGGCCTCATCGCGGACGGCTCGGCCCAGCGGACCGCCGTGGATGCGGTAGTCGCACTATATGAGCGTCGCCTGGCCGGCGACGAACCAACACGCGACGAGTGGATCACGACAAGACGCGCCGCCGCCGACGTCGGCGCCGACGCCGCCGCCGCCGCCGTCGACGCCTACGCCGCCGCCGACGCCGCCGCCTACGCCACCGTCGACGCCTACGCCGCCGCCGACGCCGCCGCCGCCCGACGGTGGCAATCGTCCCGACTTCTGCATCACCTGTCAGCGGCCCCAGAGCCCGCGCGAACCGAGTAGGTCGGTGTCCATCAGCGTCGTCACCCCGGCCAGTGACGCATCGCCGGTCGAGGGAACCGGAAGCAACTCGTAGGCGAGGTGCACGCTGGCGTCGATGCGGCCCGGCGAGTCCCCACCCACCACCCAGGTGGCCCACTCGGACTCAAGATCGGGAAGGTAGTTGCCGGTACGGCACCGGTCCTCTTTCCACTGCTGGGCGATCGGCTCGGCGCGCAGCAGCTTGCCCTTACGGGAGTGCACGCCGATGATGCGCGGCACGAAGATGGAGAACCGGTCCGGCTGCTCGCGCCGCAGCTCGTTCCACGCCGTCTTGATCACGAACTCGGCCTGGTCGCCGCCGTAGTTGGTCTCATAACAGATGAAGTCCGCGCCCACCTCGACGGCCAGATCACACGCGGCCCGCCCCCAGTCGGCCGACGACATCACCCCGGAGCGGTCATGGGTGAACACGCACCGCCCGTCGGCGTCCAGGTGGCCGGCCACGATCCCCGCGGTGTCCCGGCCTCCTCCGCTCGGGTCGACCGACACCCCGGCCCGGCCGCGCTCGGCGCACGTCGCCGTCTCGTAGCATCGACGCTCGCGCAGCAAGTCCCACGACACCAGCTGGCCTTCGGGCGCCTTCGGATCGCACTGGTAGAGCGCTCGCCAGTCCCGCACCGCGATCGCCGAGCGGATCCGCTCCCACCACCTCTGCAGCCGGTGCGTGTCCCCCTCGGCGATCTTCGGGTGCGGCAGGGGCTCGCCCGGCGCGCGCCCGAGCGGGTCGGCCGGATCCTCGGTGAGCGCGGCCATGATGACCTCGCGCCACCGACCGCCGGTCCCAACCCGGCCTTCCTGGTTGATGATGCGAACGCGCAGGTCGTCGGGGTGCCAGGGCGTCTGGATCCCCAGAATGCGCGTGCCGGGCACGACGCGGGTGGAGAACTCGGCCGACCACCAGTCGTAGATGGCGTCGCGACGCTTCACCGACTCGGCCTCGGCCCGGGACTTGGTCGGGTCGTCGAAGATCAGCACGTCGCCGTCGTGGCCGGTGATGCCCGACCCGATGCCGACCGAGCGCACCCCGCCGCCGGTGGATAGCGACCAGTCCTTCGCCGCCGTCGAGCCGTGCTCCAGCACCAGCCCGTAACGGGCCCCGTAGCGCTCGATGAGCGCCCGGATGTGCTTGCCGGCGCGCTGGGCCAGGGAGTCGTCGTAGGAGGCAACGATGATCCGGTGGGTGGGATGGCGGATCAGCCACCAGAAACAGAACCACTCGACGGCCAGCCTGGTCTTCCCGACGCGGGGTGGCGTATTGATCATGAGCCGGTCGAACTCGACGCCGGCCTCAAGCTTGGCCAGCTCCTCGCCGATCAGCGTCAGGTGCGCCCTGACCTGATACGCGCTGTCAAGGTGGGCCGCGAGGGTGGTCGGGGTGGCGAGCTCGGGCCGGTCGACGGCCGCGTCGGGGTCGATGATGTCCGCGACCTGCGTCAGAACCCCGGAAGTCATGACCGGAAGGCAAGGGTGCGTCGATCACGGTGCGGTTGCTTTAGGACGCGCCAGTACCCGCCGCCCACATCCTCTCCGGCGACCAAAGCCGCGATGTACTTCCGGCACGCCTGGCCGGGCACCGCTGGGCAATCCTCACGCGGACACGCCACCTCACGCCAATGCGGCCTACCCGTTCGCGTGGTGGCGGCCTCGCGCAACGGATTCAGTCCGGCCCGGGGGCGACCCGTGATCTGAGTCAGGTGCATCTTGGAGCTGGGATAGGTCATGCCTCGATCGCCGCCCGGTCCATGCCGCGCAGGATGCGCGCCGCCACTCGCCGCTGATCGTCGGACAGTGCCAGGTCCGGGCTGAGCAGGATGGTCACGATGGCGGCCACATGACTCTGAGCCAGCTCGACCTTGCGCGAGTCCAGGCCCACCTTGAGGATCCGCTCGGCCTCGCTGAACGCCCGGTCATGCCACTCGGCCAGCAGCTTGACCCAGATGTTCACGCCCGGCGCGTACTCGCGCTCGGTCGGCGTCAGTGACTCACCATCGCCGCCGCCCTCCTCGCCCTCGCCGACCCTTTTTTCCTTGACCACACCCCAGACCACCTCGGCCGGCAGGAGTTGCATGCACATGGCCTCGACGGCGTCCAGGATGCCCATGGTCTGGTGGTAGGTCTCCAACATGCCGGTGATGGGGTCGACGTCGCGCGGCACGCCGAACAGCTGCGCGGTGGCGGTCGCCTGGGCCATGGCCGCCGACTCGACGTGCGATTCGGTGGCCCCACCGTGCACCTTGCAACGGCCCCAGCCCACATGCGTCGTACCGCGCCCGCTGGGCGCCCGACACGTGCCGTCGCGGTTGGGCAGCTTCGCCCCGCAGAACAGCGGGCCGCGGACCCGAGGGAGGACAGATCCGGTCATGTCGGACACTACCTCCCGATCATCATGTCGAACGCACACCTAGTGACTTGTCACGTTACCCGCCGCCCCTCGATCGCGTCCATCACCCCGCGCCGCCGAGCCACCGTCCGGGACACCAGCGACTCCACGTTGCACCCCGAGCGCCAGTACTGCGCCGCGTTGAACGCCCCGCCCCACCAGCAGGTCCATAGTCGCTCATCGCCGCCCCGGGCGCACCGCACCGCCCACGACTCCAGCACCCCGACCCGAGGCACTGCCGCCACGGCCCGCGTCAGCCGCACCGTCCAACCGCAGGCCCCGGCCGCCGCGGCCACCCGCCGACAGGCAGCCACCGGACATGAATCCGATTCAACTTCGTGAGCCGGCTCCAGCACCACCGGCCCGGCCACCACGGCCGGCGCCGGATGGAGCTCAGCACGGATCTTCACACCCAGCGCCCGGTACCGCTCGTCGCGTTCGGCCAGGTAGCGCGCCTCGGCGTCCGCCCAGTGCGCCAGCCAGGCCGCAGCGTCCAACTCAGATCACGACCCGCACCCGGACACCCGGCTCATCCTCGGACTTGGACCCGGACAGCCGCACCACCTGGACGTCGTCCTCGTACACCCCGGCGTCGGTCAGCGCGTCGAGCACGTTGCGGTACAGCTTGTCCAGGTCGCCGGCCCCGGTCGCGATCGGATCGCCCAGCAGGCCGAAGGTCAGGTCGACCGCGACCGGCCCCCCGAGCGGCCACGCCATGCCGACGCCACGCTTCGCCTGCTCGGCCTGGTAGGCCACCAGCTTGCGCCAGCGCCCCGAGCCCACCGAGTCCCGCAACTGCGGTTGCCCGACATACCCCTTGCATGCGTCGCAGCAGTGGCAGCGCGGGGCGCGGGCGGTCAGGGAGCCCTTGGTCTTCGGCGGGCCGGGCACCCAGAAATTCAGCACCTCGATGCCCTGAATACTCACCGCGCGGCCATCCCGCCCAGCGCCATCAGGCACGCGCCGATCATGATGATGCCGCACCAGTACGTGACCAGCCACGGCCAGGCGATCATGAACACACCTCGACGAAGTGCCTGTTGAGCAGGTTGAGCACCTCGCGGGCGGCGCTCATGCTCCAGCACTCCAGGTGCGGACCGACCGTCGCGCAACACTCGTCGTACAACTCGTCCCACGCCGGACCGCCGTGCATCATGCCGTGGACCTCGGGTAGCGGGCAGACCGGAGCGACGCCGGTCGGCAGCTCGGTGTCCGTGATGATCAATCGCCACTTCGCCGGTTCCTCTTCTTCTCCCATGCCCACGAACCTATCCACAACCTAGTGACACGTCAAGTGGTCAGCACCAGCGGGTCGATGCGACGCGACGCCAGCACCAGCGACACCATCGCGCTGACCTCGCCCATCCGCGCGCCCGGCGGGACGTAGACGTGCAGCCGCTCGGCCAGCGCGCGCAGCTTCTCGGTCGGCGGCCTGGCACGCCACGCCCGCTCCTTCGTCGCCGTCGTCTTCTCGGCCGGCGTCACGGCACCCTCGGCCCACGCCATCGCGTACGCCAGGTCGGCCACCCCGGACACCACCTCAACCCGCGCCAGCGCCCCGCGCTTGGGTACCGCGATCACGTCGAAGCCGCAGAACACCCGCTCGCCCCTGAAGTGCCCGAGCCAGTCCGCGGCGCGCGTCGGCCGTCCCGGCAGGATGGCCAGGTACCGCTCGCCGGCCTCGATGAAGAACACCCCGGCCCGGGTGCGCAGCCACGCCATCGATGAGCCGGCGAACAGGTCCACCTCGGTGGCGACCAGCGGCCCGTCGCGGCCTTCGAGCAGCGCCCGCCGGGCGTCCTGCTGACCGGGAGCCAATTCCTCTGGATCTTCCAGTCCAATGTCCAGTTCGTCCGGCGTTTCGCGCTCGACACGCTCGGCGATCTCCGGCTTCTCGCCGAACAACTCCACCCCGGACACCAGCGAGTGCGCCTTCGTCGCGCCCACCACGTCGAGCACCAAGCAATCCGCTTTGCCGGGCCACGGGCGGAGCCCGCGTCCCACCATCTGTCGGTACAAAACAGGCGAACGCGTCGGGCGAGCCACAACGACTCCATCGGTCTCCGGGTCGTCGAAGCCCTCGGTGGCGATCTGACAGTTCGCGAGGATCGACAGACCGTCCACGCGCCCTCTGTACGCGTCCAGGACGGCCTTACGGGCCGCGGGTGCCATACCGCCGTGGATGAGCCCCGTAGGACGCCCTGAGGCGCTCAGGGCGTCCGCGATGACCCCGGCCGAGGAGACCGTGGGCGCGAACAGGATCAGCTTGCGGTCCGAGGCATGCTCGGCGACCGCCTTCGCGATGGCCTGCGGAGCGAGCGACTCCTCGATGGCCGCCCCGAGTTGGCCTTCGTGGTAGTCGCCGCGCGAGACCTTGACCGCGGACAGGTCCAGGTCGTCGACCTCGATGTGCAGCCCCCGCGGCCGGACCAGGAAGCCGTCGGCGATGCCGTCGGCGATGCCGCGGGTGTAAACCACGTCCTGCCAGATCTCGCCGAGCGCCTTGTCGTCGCCGCGCATCATCGTCGCGGTGAAGCCGACCGCGACCGCCGAGTCCGACCGCGCCGGCCCCATGGCTCCGTAGTGCTCCAAAATGGACAAGTAGGTCGAAGCGGCGGAATGATGACATTCATCGATGATCATAAATCCGACGTTGCGCAGCATCCGACGCCGGTTCTCCGACCGCAGTGTCTGCACCGAGGCCACGATCACCGGGGCCAGAGTCTCGTTGACGTTGGCCTGCACCCGGCCGACCCGCAGTCCGGGCGCGACCGAGCGCCACTTCTGCATCGCCTGGTCGCACAACTCGGTCGTGTGAGCCAGCACAAGCACCTTGCGGCCAGGGTTGGCGGCCAGCCACTCGGTGCCCAGGTGCGCGAACGTCGGCGTCTTCCCGAGCCCGGTAGCCATCACCACCGCCGGTCGCCGCATCCCACGGCCCAGGGCGGCATGCACGGCGTCCACGGCATCGCGCTGGTACGAGCGCAGGGGGAGCAGGCTCACCGCGACACCGCCCGTACCCAGCCCCGCCGGTCCAGCTCCAGCCCATGCCGCCGCCCGACCCACAACGTCTGACCCGGCAACCAGCGCTCCGCCGTGCCCCGCACCCGCAGGTCGTCGTGCATACGCATCCGCAGCCCGAACATCGACGAGATCTCCGCCAGCGCCGACGAGCTCAGCCACGTGCCGTTGAGCGAACCCAGGTCGGCCACCCACAGCGTGGCGTCGTCGTGACGCACGACGCGACAGTGCCGCGCGCTGACGGTCTCGTCGGCCACCCGCAGCTCGCACTCCTCCGCCGTGCCGATCACCAGCGAGTCCACTCACGCACCGTCCCGCACGACGTCGCCGTACCGGTCGCGCTGGATGTCCGGGTCGATCTGGTCAGCGGCCATCAGGAAGCCCTCGCGACGCAGGCGGGCCGGGATACGTCGCTCGTTGACCCACCCGCGCAGGTACTTGACCAGGTCCCGCGCGGCATCGCGGCGTACCCGGCGAACTTCCGCGCGCATCTCCTTGACCTGCTCCTCGGCACGCTCGGCGCGCAGACGGGTCAGCACGGTGTGGCCCTCGGTCAGCCAGTCGGCTGCGGCTACGGTGGTCAAACCGAGCGACGTGCTCACCGTCTCGTACGTGAGCCGCTCGGATTGCTGGCCACCCAGCGCGCGCTTCGCCACGGCCGCGTAGAACTCGTCACCGTACAGGGTGACCTCGGCGTGGTGCGTGTAGTGCACCGTCGCCTCCTGGAACCGCTGGCCGATCTTCAACCAGTCCACTGAGGTCGGGTCGACAGGTCCGACTGTATCGGCCATCTCATGCCGCCAGCAGAGCCGTGGCGGCCCGCGTCTCGAGGTTGCGTACCTGCGCCAGTGCCCGGGTCAGCCGGCGCGTCACGTCGCGATCCACGCCGCCGTAGACCGCCCGTTGCTGGCCTACCCGGTACTGGGCCAGGGCAAGCAGACGCAGGGCCGCGGTCATCTCGGCGTCCAGGATCTCGCTCATGACCCGGACCGCCGGAACCAGCCCGAGGAGATCCGGCGGTGATCGTGGCGACCCACCGCGGCGAACTCGCCGTTGATCAGAACGTCGCAGCCGATCGACAGCGACGACGCGTGGCCAAGACTGCGCAACGTCCCATCCCAGTCCTCGGCCATGAGATACCAGCAACGGCCATGCTTCGGGTGATAGACCTCGCGGGCATATCCAGCCGTGCCGCAATCTCCGGCGATGTCGACAATAGTGAACTCGTCGGGCCCGAATTCGCGATACCGGATCCGCGCGATGCGAAGGTCAGCGCGCTGCCCGCTGGGGCCCGACACGATGGTTCGATAAAGGTCGGCGTATTCGCCATTCTTTCCATCTTCGCGCAGCTTCGTAATCTTCGACGCATTGTCCATCGCCAGCGTCTTTGTCTTCGTCGCGCCCCTGGCTCCCATGGCTATGACGCTAGCCTCTGACCTAGTGACACGTCAAGTAGTCTGCGCGCCTCGCGTTGGATCTCGGCGATGGCCCTCCCGTTCTGCCGGGCGCAGCAGTCGCCCGGCACCGACGCCAGGTCCCGGCGTCCCCAGCAAGGACACCCCCAGGGCTCATCCTTGCCGCAGTCGCGCGGGCGGACCCAGCACAGGCACGGGTAGGCCTCCTCGGTGGTCACCGGGCGTCCGAGCAGTTTCGACGCCCCCAGCCAGATCCCCTCGGAAAAAATGTGAATCGGATTCATAACTCTCCTCGCGGCACAGGGCGCTGCCCCCGGGTGGGGTCGGTGCGTGGTGCGTCGTCGTTCTTATACGACGCACCACCACCACCGGGGGCGAGTGCGTCGGTTTCAGTGCGTCGTGACGCACCTATGACGCACCACTCGACGCACGGCATAGTTCTCCTAGTAAGGCTTTGGGCCATGATGGTGATACTTTGCCCGATTCGGTCCATCCTCGATCCACGCCAGGTTCTGCTCGACGAGTCTCCGGACGGCCTTGACGACCCGGCCCCGGCCGAACCCCGCCGCGTCCTCCAGATCGTTCTGGGAAGCCGGGATGGCCCCCGCCCAGTCCCGCAGAACCTTCGAGATGATCGCCACGTCGCCGGCCAGCGCCACCTCGCGCCGGCCATGTCCCGGCGCCCCGATGCTCAGGTGCCGCGTGGCGGAGTCGAAATGCAATTGCGTTTCCGGCAATTCAACATCGCGCCCGGTAGCTCTCAGAAAGCGCTGCCCCTCGACCGACGTCAGGTACCAGATGGCGTCCGCCCAGTCCTCGACGCGGCCCGCGCCGCGCATCGACTCAGCCCCCGACTCGACCTCATTCTTTCCCGATGAATGGGCGGGCATACAGATTTCCTTGACGCCGGCTTCGAGCTTTATCTCGTCCAGGACCCCGGTGAATATGTTGGCCTGGCCGTTGTCATTCTCGTTGAGCACGACGCCCTGGGCGGCCCGCAGGTAGGGGTCCGGGATCCATACCTCGATGTCACGCTCGCGCAGCCACTGGGTGACGTACGAGCGCACCCGCGGGACGGCCAGGTTCAACGCTGAGCCGCGCAGGTGCAGCACGTGCACCTGCGCCTGGTTGACGATGCCCAGTGCCCGCAGCCACGCTCTCTGCTGGCGCTCGGTGTTCTCGTAGTTGAACAGCGCCACGCCGCCGGTCACCGCGGTCGCGCCGAACCCGAGGAACGGCACCCCGTCGACCAGCGACCGCACCAGCTCGCCGACCAGCGTGGTCTTGCCGGTCTTGCGGGGCGCGACCACCACGGCGTTGCCCTGCGCCGGCAACAACCCCATGATCCGCCACACCATGTCCGACTCGGGGAGGGCCAACTCCACGGCCAGATCCCCGTAGCTGATCGGTTTCCGCCACGTCCGCAGGAACCGGTGTTCCTCGAATCGCAGCGTGGCCTCGGCCCGTACGTGCAGCCTGGACAACTCGGTCGCGACGGCGTGCTCCCAGGCCGGGTCAACCGCCGCCATTGGCTCGGGTTTTGGCTGCCCAGGGATATCGTTGATCAACGGCGCAGCAACATTCGTCGATGTCTCGGTACTCTGCGTCGGAGCTTCGACCTGGCCCGGGCTCGTGAACGGATTGACGAAGTCCGCCCCGGGCTGGTCAAAATCGGTCACGGCCGGCGGAGTCCACGGCGTGCCGGACATCTCCGGCGGCATCGGCGGCGGCGCCACCCCGCGCCCGCCCTGGCCGGCCACCGCCTTGCGCAGCGTCGCCTCGGCCTCGACCCGACTGAACTGGCCGTCGACATCGGCCACCTGGGCGGCCAGCATGAAGCCGTCGAACACCTCGGCGCCGTCCAGCCCCGTCCATGGTGAGTTCACCAGCTCGGCCAGGCGCCGGCCGACCCGGTAGGCCGTCTCGTTGCGGGTGCCCGGCGGCGCCTGCGCCATCTCGGCGAGCAGGCGCCCGACCGCGACCAGCGCGTAGGCCGATCCGCGGCCTGTCACCGCCTCGCCCTCCGGCCAGGTCGCGTATGTCGCGACCGCAACGGGCTCCACCGGCCGCAGCATGTCCAGGAGCCACTCCGGCGCGGGGGACAGCGGAAAGTCGGCCACGACGCTGTATGTGCCCTCCGCGCGCAGACTGGGCGGTGCGACGACCTGCCCGCCGCGGCCCCGCACGTCGATCCCCACCGGCAGCCGTCCGGCCCGCCGGCCGTGCTGGGCGTTGCGCGGTTCGAAGTCTTCGGGCAGCAGGAAGTAGTAGTGCAGCCCGCCCGAGGGGGTGCGGACCACGTAGGTCTCCGGCAGCTGCCCGTACGCGGCCACCAGGCCGGCCAGCGCGGTCATGCCGCCGTTCTGCGGGTCGACGTCGAGGACCCACATCCCGGACACCAGCCCGGTCAGGATCCCGACGTTGGCATCCGGATAGAGCGTCCAGGCGGCCTGGACCTCGGCGGCGGTGCGCCGGCCCTTGTTGGGCCAGTCGGTCTCGATGGGCAGCTTCGCCCCGGCGCGCACGGGGATGACGGCCCAGCCACGCTGGACGTACGTCGTCGCCACGGATGCCGTATCGTTGTGGTTCGTCACGGAAAGTTCGGACCTTTCTGTTGACGACGTCGAGCCCGGCGCAGCCACCACGGCCGCCGGGCTTCGTCATGTCTCTGATGTTGTCGGCGACGCTACGCCGCTCAGGCCAAGGTCGTCGGGTCCAGCTTCCCCTCGTCCAGGCGACGCTCGAGCAGGGGAAGGCCGGCGTCGATGACGGCACGCATCACCGAGGCCTGGCTGATGCCGTACCGCTCAGCAAGGGCCATGACGCGGACCTTGCGGTCGGGCACGCAGAGCGCGACGAGTTGCGAGGTGAAACGGGCGACGCCACGGGAAGGCCGCGTCACCTCATCGGGCACGGGCAACGGAACTGTTCTGACCATGCGGTGACGCTACTTGACGTGTCACTAGGTGGTCAACTACCGTCGCCGTCTATGCCGTCGACACTGACCCGGCCGGCGCGCCACGACGGCCGCTCACGCACCCCGCCCTCCGCGACGCCCGACGCCCAGCCCTACATCCCGTGGCGCCTGCACGCCTACCGCCCGCGCCCGACCCCCTTGCTCCCCGACCCGGCCATCGACCGTGGTCGCCCGCCGGCCCCCTGGCCGACCCAGTGCCGGGACTGCTGGGGATTCGTCGACGATCCGCGGCACCTGACCCCCCTCCCCGACAAGTCGCTGGAACGCGGGTGAGGGTCGGCGAGCTCTGCGCGGGCTATGGCGGGATCTCGATGGGCCTGCGGCTGGCCGGCGAGGATGTCGATCTGCGCTGGCTGGCCGAGTCGGACCGGGCCCTCGACGTCCTCCACCCGGCCGGCGTACCCAACCTCGGCGACATCACCCGGATCGACTGGTCCACGGTCGATCCGGGTGACCTGCTCACCGCGGGCTTCCCGTGCCAGCCGGTCAGCGCGGCCGGCTCACAGCTGGCCGAGGCCGACCCGCGCTGGCTCTGGCCCGAGGTCTACCGCGCCGTCGCCGCCCTGCGACCGCCCCGCGTCCCGCTGGAGAACGTCCGCAATCTGATCAGCATGCGCAAGGGCGAGATCTGGCGCTACATCCTGGCCGACCTGACCGCCCTGGGCTACGACGTACGATGGCTGACCCTCGGCGCGTGCGCGGTCGGTGCCGCCCACCACCGGCACCGCGTCTTCGCCCTGGCCACCCTTGACGGCGTGCGCTACCCGCAGGTTGTGACCCGCCTCGACGTCCAGGAATGCGGCGCCCGGCACGGGTCGGTCATGGTCGCCGTGGGGACCATGACCGACCACAAGGATTCTCGAAACGAGACCTCTGGCCGTCAGCCCGGTAGCGCCCACCATGGTGGCACGACGCTGGGCGACTTCGCCGTGATCGTCGGCGCCCTCCTTCCCAGCCCAGCCGCTCGCGATGGCGACGGCCGCGGCGAGGGGGATGCCG